AGCCAGAGTCATGGTGGGCGTCGTAGAGCCACACCGCCCCGGTGCGGGGGGCCAGCGAGTGCCGCACCTCGTCGTTGGCAGCCAGGGCATTGCTGTTGGCGAAGTAGAGGGTGGCGTCCTCATCGATGTCGAAGCGATCCCAAAAGTCATGCCACTCGGTGTTCATGCGGGGGCGAGGCCAGCCCGCCCTGTCGAACTGGGCAGCCCGGATCGACCACAGGATGTCCCCCATGGCGCTCTGCTCGGAGTGGCCCCAGTCGTACATGAACATCTGCTCGATGGTGGCGGCAGGATCGCCCTCAGGCGTGGGGAAGAAGAAATCCCAGTCCACCACCAGGAGGTTCTGCGCCTCTAGGTCTAGCTCAGCCATCAGAAATACAACTCCTTCGGATTGACATCGGTGACCATGCCCAGGATGTCGATGGGGATGAGCGCCGACAGCTTGGGCGTGGCATTCATGGCCGTGAAGGTGTCCTTGGCGGGCCAGCCTTGGACCGGAGCGTGGGCCAGGACACCCCAGCCCCGCTGATCCAGGCCATCGGGCGCAGCCAGGCGCAGGAAGTCTCGGCCTGCGTCGCCTGGGTCGACAGCGAGTTCGATGATCGGCCCCACTGGCTCGGGCGGGGGTCCGTACTGCCAGATGGACCCGGCCCCATGGGGGGTGTGTGGGCGCTTGGATGCCTTCGCCACATAGATGACTGGAGCAGCAGGGTCGTAGCTCCACAGCGTGATGTCCACCACGGTCACCCGGGGGTCGTAGGGATCGCCCAGGACGGCCCAGGAGTGCTGTGAGGACACCCCAGGAGTGCCACCCCTAGCGACCCGTGCCCCCGCTGGCAACAGGCCAGAGCGCACTAGGGCCAGGCTCATGGCGTGACAGGCGTGCGCCCAGCCCATCTTCGGACCCAGCGCAGCCTCCACCTCTTTCACAGTGGGGATGGTGAAGCGAGTCACTGTGCGGGCCGTTCGTGGCTCTTGCCGCCGCCCCACCGGGCCATGTCCTGGCTGCGCTGCCCCACGGTGTAGGCGTGCTCGGAGCCGTCGTTTTCTGCCAGGAGTACAACGGCCTGGGTGTCGGGGTCATAGGCGGCAACCATGCCTCGCAGTCGTTCATTGAGATCGCCCTCAGGCAGCTTCGACAGGTCATCGATGTAGACCCCGGTGCTGCCATCAGCCCCTTCACCATTGTCCTTGAACACCCATAGCCCTCGCCCGCACTGTTGGTACAGGTCTGCGCTCCGACTGAGAATGGTTTCCAGGTTCTCTTGCAGGAAGGCCATGTGGGCCTGGCGGTCACTCATTGGTGGCGCACCACCAGGCTGTCCTCAAAGAAGCTGGACGGGGTCCAGACTCCACTGGGGTCCGGGCGGAAGTCCACCTGGACAGTGGCAGGGTCTATGTGACCAGGCAGGCGCACCAGCACCTGGCTGCCCAGCCAGTTGTCTGGCGGCGTGATGATGATGCAGGTTTCCTTGTACTCGTCCTCTTCGGCAAAGGCTTCAATGTCCTGGTCGGTCAAGATCTTGCCGGTCTTGGTGACGAAGGGGCCTTCAGCGGTCATTATCTTCTCCTGTTCTTTTTACTGCGGGCACGGTTCTTGGATGTCTCATCTCGGTTCTTGTTGCCGGTGTGCCAGCACCTACAGAGCGGGCACTTGTAGCGGTTGTAGCTGCGCCAGCCTTGCCGTCTACCGGCAGCGACGGCAGCGTCAGCCGCCTCTCTGGTGGCGTACTGACGCTTGCCGGTTGGGCAGTCACTGCCCTCGTCCATCTTTCACTTCCCAGCCCCAGCCACACTTGACCCAGTTGGCCTCGTAGCCCAGGAGCTTGTTGGCGGCGACCTTGGCCTCGTCAGGGAAGCCAGCACTGGTGCCAGCCATCTCCCAACGCCAGCCATGGCCCTGGTGGCTGATGTTCAGCACCCAGTTGCGATCCTGGTTGCGGGAAGCACTGGGGTTCTTGGGCGGCGACAGGAAGATCCGCACCGGATACCCAGGCAGTGTGTGGTTCTCATGGGCATGCGTGAGGTGGCGATCCCGGTGCGCCTGGGCGTGCCAGAGCGCCAACTGATTGAGGGTGGCCCGGGAGGGAGGAGGCGCATCAGCGTGCAACTCCTCCCCCAGGATGTGGGCGGTCAGTTCCTGCTTCGGGGTCACTTTGCCGCCGCCTCTTCACGGTCCTTGAAGTACTGCGAGGGATTGTCCCGGTACTTCTCCAGGTCAGTAGCGGCCTTGGGGTGCTTCTCCAGCCAGGCGTCGAGGCGGTCGACCAGTTCTGCCCGCAGGGCGGCGAGCATGTCATCGATAGCCACGATGGGATCGATGTCGTAGAGGCCCCCGGAGCATTCGCCCACGATGTCGAGGCTCTCCTCGTCAGAGGTCCAGGCCCAGCCCCGCTGGGTGCCCTGAAAGTCGTCTGGCTGGGTGTCTTGCACCCGCACGAACTCCAGTTGGATGTTCAACAGGTTGTCGGTGGCCTTGACTGGCCCGAAGACGTAGTCGAGGTTCATCGGTCCTTCGCCTCCAGGCTGACTATGCGCCCACCGGACACCAGTTCGATGATGTAGCCCTCGTTCGGCCCCTCAGCGAGGTCGACCAGGGTCCAGCCATCGGTGCGGGCCTGGAGAGCCTGGTGGGCCTCCTCCAGGTTGGTGAAGGTGCCCATCGGCACATCGTGGTCAGGTGCCATCAGACCGATCTTCACGCCAGGCTGTGGTTGTGGCTGCACCTCGATGGCCTCCAGGCGAAGGCCAACAGTGCGGGGGGTCATCAGCGATTTGATCTTGTCAAGCGCACTGATGATGTTGGGGGGATTCTCGCCCCCTATCTCACGAATGCGGTCACGGACGATGGCGAGCGAGTCGATCACCACGGCGTCCTCGCTGTCAGTCAGGGTGACCGTGCGGGTGGGCGGGGCGTTGAAGGCAGCGACCAGTTTCTCCTCTACGTCCTGCATACGTCGGACGACATGTTCGTGCTGAAGAATGGTGTCGGTGCTGCGCTGGTTGCTACCGGAGCAGCGATCCGCAGCCCCCTGATGCTGGATGGCAGACTCTGCCAGGGCGGTACGGATGCGCCAGAAGTCGTCGTTGGTGAGCGTGACGGTGATGCTGTCAAGCTCGGAGCGGGGTTCGGTCATGTTCTCTAGCTTTCTCGGTAGTTGGTGGTTGCGTGCCAGCAGCACATTGAAGACCTGGGCCAGTCCTATCGTCGCCTACCCTCCCCGGATCGATGCACCTCCCCGGTTACTCTCGGCTATTTTCAGACTGTTCTCTGCGTTCGCTCCCGGCAGATTTCGCCCTCCCACTGGCTTCGTTCAGGGGTCCGCCCGCATTCTCAACGGGCTGGTGGTCGTTAACCGTCAGGCCAGGTTCATAGGGTTACTTGCGAGGCACCTCCGCAGTCCCAGGTTTTCAATGTGCTGCCAACAAGGATCAGTATACAGCATCGCACAGACATGTGTTGGCATCTATGCGATTATTTTCTGAGGAGTCCCTGAAGGTACCGGGTGCAGCCTCGGCAATCCACCCGCCTCTGAGCGGCCTCTGGTTGGACCCAAGAGGAGTCCAGCAGGCCGGATAGCCTCCTGCCACATGCTGTCTGTACAGGGGCGCTGTAGGGCCTTCCAGGGCGTGCTGGGAGGACTCCAGGCAGGATGACGTGCTCAGTAGACCTGGGGCTATAGCCCACCTGGATCGCCTTGTAGCCGGTGCCCTCACAGACTGGGCAGGGCCTTTCAGTGCGGGGATGCTCACCCAGGCCAGCGCAGCCATGGCAGTGAATGTCCTCATCGAACTTGATCATGGCCTGCCCCCGTAAGTCTGCTCCCACATCTCCCACGATCCCAGGAGGGTGTTGTCGATGTCCTTGATGCGGACTACCTGGAGAGGCTCACGCCCCACCTTGTCGGCCTCCCCGTTGAGGAAGTCGGCAACATTTTCTGCGAGTCGCCACCAGTCCCAGCCGCTGCCGTGGTGCTTGCCACGGGTGCGGTAGACGGGGAACTGGACTGGCTCCTTGAAGGACTCCAGGCCGGTACGGATGATGGTGGCAGTGCCCAGGTCATACCGGGCACTCATCCCCTCGGCTCGGTCTTCCGGTGCGATCCAGTCGACCACCAGGAGGAGTGCCCAGGTTTCGTCTGAGCCTTTCCCCATGGGGCCGAACTGGGCCTGCACAGCTAGGGCGTGGCTCATGCCAACACCCCGTTGATCTCCACCATCCAGCCGAAGCTGGCCCAGCGGGCTGGGGTGGGGGGCTTGAGGCCCTTCAGGTTGATGCGCCGTGACTCAAATGGCTTGCCGCTCTCGGATACGAGGTCGGTCCAGGTCACGATGGAGTGGGCATCGGCTTCGTGGGCAGGCCAGCACAGGTCGTACCGGAGCATGTCGGCAGGGAACACGCCTCTGCCCTGGACGGTGAACTCGATGGCGTTCTGCGCCGCCTCGATCAGCTTGTCTAGCTGTCGCTGGCTCTTGTTGATCAGCTTGATGCTCCTGCTTGGGGAGGTCATCTCAGGCCGCCAGTTCCCGGTCGAGGACGTACCACAGGTCGTCGGAGCCCCTAGCGATCTTGCCGTTGCGGCGCAGGTACTCCGCGAAGCTCTGCCAGCCCTGGACGACGGTGCGGCCGTGGGAGTCGTAGATCCAGCCGCCGCCCCGGCCCTCGTAGCCGTACAGCTTGGCCCAGGCCTTGGCCGCCTTCACCCGGCCGTAGTCGCCGTTGCCCCGCAAGCCGTCGCGGGTGCGACCGTCGGCGTAGCCCCGGCCGATCAGGGGGGCGAAGCGGGGGTCATCGACCGAGCGCACGGCGTAGTGCAGGACGTGGCTCTGCCGCCTGCGGGAGTGGTCGGAGCGCAGCCGCTCCCGGTCCTCCCAAACCTTGAGGGCGGCGTCGTAGGACATGGGGCCGGACACGGCGGTGTAGCCGATGAAGGCCTTGTTGGTCAGACCGCCCAAGGCGGCGACCACGATGTGCAGGTCCTGCACGTTGATGGGTACTTCGGTGGTGGTCATGGCGAGAACGTTAGCAGGTTTGCTTAGAGGAGTCAAGTCGGTCAGGCGGGCCGGACTCGGTGCCACCACTCGGGCAGGTTCCGCAGCACCGTGATGACCACCCGGTCAGCCGGGTGGGCCACCACCGCGAACTCCCCCTTGACGTAGATGCGGCGCTCGTTGCGGTTCACGTAGGGCGGGTAGCTGACCTCGGGGTCGTCGCAGATGTCCACCACGGCGGCCCGGTCGAGACCGAACTCGATCATGCGCTCCAGGGCGTGGCTGCAGATGAACCAACGCTTGTCGGCCGTGAACATGACCGCACGTTAGCAGGTTTGCTTAGAGAGATCAACCCGTGGTGGGAGTGTAGTTCTGGATGCCGGGGTCCTGGTAGCTGACCGGCGTGGTGACCATGGGCACCACCGTGTAGCCGCGGGTCTCCAGGCCGGTCAGGAAGGTCTGGGCGGCCGTGCCGGTCCAGTCGCCGGAGGACCCGGCAGCCGCGCAACCTCCTGGCAGCGCTCCGCCGATGGCGTTCATGAGATCAGGGTTTTGAGCCATGGCTCATTGTCTCACCAGCCAGCGCGCCTGTTCCACCTAGCGCTACCACCTGGGGGTTGGCATAGAACTTCTCACCATTGGCCAATAGACGAGATGCCATCTGCTCATCGTCATCATCGAATGTTTCCCAACCCACGGGTTGCCAGTTGTTCAGGCTCGTCTTGACCATGAGCCATTCATCGGTCTCAACCACGGTGAATACGGGCAGTGATGCGAACTGTTCAGTTGACATATCTCCTCGGTGCCTCCCTGTTCCAATCCGGCGGAGCATCGGGTAGCTCATCGACGTAGGCCCCCTTCGAGCGCCACGTCTTGCCATCGATGGGACAACGGACCTGACTGTAGTCGCTACGGCTGTAGCGGTAGCCGTTGAAGGCACTGAAGTTGCACTTGCGCTGGGTGACGTGCCAATGCGCCTTGTGGTCCGGCTCCTGACAGGCCATGTAGATGCGGAGGTTAGGCATCGATCTTATGAGGGTCGAAGATACGCTCGTTGTCGAACCACATCTGCTCATCGGCCTCATGGCACACGTAGGCGTGGATAGCGGCCCGGATCATCTCCTGGGGGCTCTTGGTCATGTCCACCTCGAAGCGGCCCTCCAGGGGCAGCAGAGGGCTCTCTGCAGGATCGTAGGACTCGTCCGCGGTGTCGGCCACGAAGATGGTCAGGATCAGCTTGTTGGTGTCGCGGTCCAAGGAGAACTCGCCCCGGTTGTGTTCCCGGTCCTGGTAGGCCCACTGGAAGGTGTCCAGGGCCTCGTCCAGGGCGTCGTAGTAGGCGGTGGCGTAGGGGGCAAAGGTGGCTTTAGGCACGTAGGTCGCTCCTGGTTTGAGGGTGAGGTGGCAGTACCGGCAGCAGCGGGTGCCATCACCCCAGTAGGGCCAGCCATTGGACAGGTAGAGGCCCTTCTTGCTGCACTTGGGGCAGGCCTCGAAGACCTTGCCGCCGCCCCTAGACATCGGCCCGGTCCTGGCGGTAGATGATGCCGGGCACGAACCCGGCCTTGTTGCGGACGCAATGGCAGAGGTGGATGGCGGACTGCTCACCGCCCATGTAGATCCAGTAGGTGCCCTGGCCGTGGCAGCGGCGGCAGTGGGGGGCGGCGAAGTGGGCCGAGTGGTCCCAGGCCTCCTCCTCGGTGAAGGTGCGGGTCTTCATGACGCGGCCCGGAAGACGGTGATGCGGGAGTGGTGGTCAGGGGCCTCGAAGACCACCGAGCCAATGGCCGGGGACAGGGTCAGGGCCTGGGCCGCGATGTCGGCCAGGGCGTCGGCCACAGGGCCGGTGACGGCGCTGTCGGTGCGGCGGCCGGACTGGTCCCAGGAGGACTGGGTGACATGGAAGGTGGTCATGACTTCCACCCGGCGGCCCAGGCCTGACCGGTGTTGACGATGCGGCGGACGCTCTCGTCGGAGACCTCGTCGGCGTCCTGCAGGGAGGCCAGGTTCAGCACGGCCTCGGCCATGAGAGCGGACTGGATGCGGGAGCCGAGCAGCTTGAAGCTGTTGCCCCACTCCGCCTCGATGCTCTTGCGAGCCAGGACGATGAGGTTGGCTTCGCGCTCGGTGGTGAGGAACTTCTCGGTGGTGGTCACAGCAGGCACATTAGCAGGTTTACTTAGAGGAGTCCAGTCACCCGGTGGGCTCATGGGTGCGGACAGGGAAGGCCGGGTCGGAGCCGCAGTGCCAGTTGGCGAGCCGGTTGCCCACGATCCAGCGGTGCTGGTCGGTCTTGGACTGGGGCACCGCCACCAGGAAGATGGGCTTGCCGCAACGGCGGCAGGTGGACCGCTTGGTCTCGTCGGTGATGGGGACGGTGGTCACGGCAACACCTTCCAACCGAGCTTGACGGCCCGCTCGTAGTGGGCTTGATCCTCCTCGGTGTCACGCACAGGCCGGTAGACCTTGACCCGCCAGTACTGACCGGCCTCGGCCACCAGACCGGCGGCGGTGAGGACCTCGATGATCAAGGCCGTCTGCTCGGCCCGGTCCTTGTTGTCCCAGTAGCTATCGACCGAGACCCAGCAGGGGCTCATGTAGTCGTTGGTGGCCTGGTAGCCGGGCTGCTCACGCAGGCGACGGGTGCCCTCGATATGACGGGCGACCCCGGCCTTGGTCAGGATGCGCGAGACATGGCGGGCATCAGCGGGTAGGAGCTTGGATGCAATGGTGGTCATGGCCAGCCACCCTACTATAAGAATCCTTGCTAAGTCAAGTCAGGTGGGGTGATCGGCCTTGTCGCGTAGCTCGGCCACCACCTGGTCATGCCCGGCCAGGGCCGCCTCCTCGGTGGGATAGCGGTACACCATGTCCACCGGGCCGTCATGGGTGAAGGTCATGGTCTCGAAGATCAGGGGTGGTCCCCCGCCGTAGCAATGGTTGAGGACCAGATGCACGGTGGAGACCCAGATGGGCTCACCGTCCACGATGATCACGTCATGGGCCACCCGCCGGGCCTCCCCGTCGCTGAGCAGGCGAGCGCCCTCCTCGAAGCTGATGGGCTGGCCCTGGCGGTCATACCACAGGCCCTCTATGTCCATGGTGCCACCACCATAGATGGCCACCCCACCCGGTGCCGGGTTGGCCTTCCCGACACCGGGCGGGTGGGTTGCAGGTGGGACCTACCTACAGGAAGATGATGCAGCCCAGGGCTACACCCGCGGCGATGATGCCGGATGCGACCCAGTCCTTGAAACTGGTCGCAGAGAGATTGCCAAAGGCGATGACAAAGCCGATAATCAGAGTGGCAATAGTGGCCACCACAGCCAGCAATCGAACTGGTGACCAATAGCCCGGCTGAGACCAACGCGTGGCAGGAGCTTGAGCAGCCATGCCCAGGTACTACCCCTATGGCCATAACCCAAACCACAGATCTATGACGCTATGACGATGGAGCCGTCGTCCAAACGTCGCTGGCCCGAGCCGTGATGGCGGATCCAATCACCAGGTGGAACGGTCTTACCATTCCATGTGGTAAAGGCCGCCAGGGCTTCGCCCGGCGTGTGGTAGCAGGCGAAGTCCAGCACCTCGCGTTCGGTGCAGAGCATGAGTCGCCAGGTGAAGATCATCTTGTGGACGCAGACCCAGTGGACCTGGTCTAGCTGGCGTCCGGCCGCGTAGCCCTGGCGCTGCCACCAGGCGGGCTCAGTGTCCGCCACTGGCGATCCTCAGACAGAACCGGCAGTCCACCGGGTCCGCGGTGGGGGTGCCATGACCACTGCGCTCGCACAGCGAGGCCTCGTCGCCCTCGTAGGCGTTGCGGGGGTAGTGGACCTTGGGCTCGCGGCCCCAGGCCCGAGCCGAGCCCCCACCGCGCAGGTGGACGGGCTTTTTGGTCTTGCTCATCGAGTCCACACTCGCACGTCTTCTTTGATGATCAAGGGCTTGTCTTTTGGACCCTTGGGATAAGCCGGTATCAACACCCGGCGACGGTTGACACCCTTAGGACCGCACCGCCGCCAGGCCACATGGGAGTTCACGATCCAGCGATGGCTGTACTCCACCTTGCGCTTCTCGTAATCCTCGTCGGTCTCATCATGCTTGCGCCGGATCTGGCGCAGCTTGATCAGTCGCACATGGGACGGCTCCTTGTCGGCGTCCACCCCGGCCCGTGCCGCCCGCTTCCGCACGGCGCGGGGAGCCCACACCATCTCGGTCTCGGACAGCTTGTGGTTGATCAGGAAGGCGAAGGCCGAGAAGAACCGGCGGTCCTCGGCCAGAGAGGCCTTGTGGGTGTCGCTGTAGGGCTGGCCGTTGGGATAGTCGGCGGAGATGACCTCAAAGCCCTCCAGGGTCTCCCGTAGGGGCCAATCCGACCGGCCCTGGTAGATCCAGGCCCCGCCCCGCAGGCGGCCCCTACGCTGGTCTGCAGGCCCGTTACCGACCAGGTCCTGGCTGGCGTCCATGATGGCCCCGGTGTCGATGGCCTCCTTCAGGTCGGCCGGTCCCAACCCTCCGGTGAAGTCGAAGTAGCGATACATGCTGATGGACAGGCAGTCCCCGCCATCGATGTTGGTGGGGCACCAGGTGAAGGCGTCCACCCGAACCTGCTGGTCGGGGTCCATGGAGTCGATGCCCAGCCAGGGGCTGCCCAGGACCACCAACCCGAAGGTCTGATCGGCGGGCAGGCGGATCTCCTCGCCCCGCACGTCGGTGGGCATGGTCTTGGCCACAGACAGGGTGACCCGGATCATCTCGTCGGAGAACCACCACAGGCTGGCCTGGCGCAGGGTGCGCCGTTCGGACTCGGCCGAGTTGGACCCGGCGATGGTGTTGCGTAGCTCCAGGGTCTTCTCGAAGGAGCCGCCGGGGATCCACTTCTCCAGCAGGTGTAGGCGCAGTTCGGGCACCTCGCGAGGCATGGGGGCCGGAGCCATGGCCCCCCGGTTCGAGGAGCGGACGTGATCCCAGGCTTCCGAGAAGCCGGTGACGGTGGGCGGCTCCATATGCTCCACCGGCCAGGCGCTCTGGGGCGTCAAGCTGCCGGAGCGCTCCTCCCAGGACTCCACCCGGCCGCAGGGGGAGCAGATCTCGGTGCGGTGGTCGGTGCGGCTCCAGGCCCCCTCCCACTCGTTGACGTGAACGTCGTCGGGGACGTGATGGCCGCAGCGGGGGCAGCAGTAGTCAGGACCCTGGGCGCGAATGAGGTTGGCCGGTTCGGACTTCATGAGTCTCCGCAGGTTGGTGTTGGGCCGGGTGACGAAGTTCTCGCCATAGGTGATCTGCTTGCCTTCTTTGTCGGCCTGGATGGCGGTGGACTTCTGTCGCTCCCATTCCATGCTGGCGGCCATACGCCGGGCTCGGTCGCGTCGCGTGGACCCCTGTGGCAAGGGTCGCAGCTTGGGGTTGCCGGTGAGCTTGAACAATCCTTCAACGAGCTTGAACTCCCGCATGGTCTCGTCATCTGCATCGACTATCAGCTTCAGGACGAGTGTGGTTTGGGCCTCAAGTTCCGGTGGCCAATACTTGCCCCAAGCCTTGAGCTTGTCAGCTATGTTACCAAGTGCCTCGACACCATGCTCGTTGACCTCCATCTCACGCAGTGAGGCTTCGTCCAGGGCCTGGTTCAGGCACAGGGTCAGGCGGATGGCCCGGTCCTCCAGGGAGGCATCGTCAGGAAGCTCCTCCCAGGCCGGGCTGGGCGGGGTGGAGTCGGTGAAGAACCGCTCCACCCGCTCCAGTTCGGTGAGGTCATCGCCCAGGTCCAGGATGGCCTCATAGATGATCTTGACCTGGGTGTCCAGGGTGTAATCGGGCCAGTAGGTATCACCCTCACGCCATGGTCGCTTGAAGCGGCCCACGAAGTCGTACAGGGACTTGGATAGCTCCATGGGAATGTCGGTGTACTGCTGACGCAATACCTCGAAGGGCTCGGGCTTCATAGCTGGGTCCGTCGTCCGGTGATGACATCCACGATGACCTCACCCGGCCCGAAGGCGGCGCGGGCCTCGGCCCGCTCCTCCGCGCTCATGGGTCCCTGGTTGGCCCGGTAGGCGGCCAGGAAGGCCTGGGTCTCGGCCCGCTCGGCTACGCGGGAGGACTCCAGGTAGGCCTCGTCGGCCACGCCCAGGATCACCGCTAGCTGCAGGCAATCGTGGGGGACGCAGTGGTGGTTGGACAGCCACCGGTAGGCGTTGCCGTCGAGGTGGGCCTTGGTGGCGAAGTCGATCAGGAACTCGGCCTCATGGGCGCAGGAGCGGTGGACCACCCGACCCAGCACCTCGGTCTCGGGCCAGTGCTTCTGCTCGCGGGCCTTCAGGAGTTGGGGGTGGTTGACCAGGCAGACCACGCAGCGGCCCTCGGGGACCAGCAGGGGCCGCTGGTTGACCAGGGCTACCGGGCTGACACAACCGTTGGGATGGTCGCTGACGAAGCTCTCAGCCTCGAAGCGGGTCCGAAAGCCGTACCAGGGTCCCATGCCCCGGCAGGCCGCCCAGGCGGGCTCAGGGGCGCTCACCAGGTCTCCAGGGACTCTACGATGGCCTTGGCGTACAGGGCGGGCCACAGGCGCAGGGGCACGTTGACCCGGCGGGCTACGGCGAAGATGGTGTGGTTGATGTCGGAGCTTGAGATGCCCTGGCCGTGGTCCGGCCCGCACATGGAGATCAGGTCCCGCTCGATGGTCTCGGTGGCGGCGTGGCGGACCTGGACCCACAGGGGGTTGTCCCGCAGGGGGGCCATGACGGCCTCCCACTCGGTGTGGAAGGGATCAGGGGTGATGACTTCGGTGGTGGTCATGGCGACCACATTAGCAGGTTCCCTTAGAGAGAGTCAAGTCACCGTTTCAAGTGGTCGGGTGCTAGCCTCCGCGGCCATGACAACCACACCCGAACCAAGCGTCAACGACCTGAGCCCCCTGAGCAAGGCTGGCCCGGCCAACCTGGAGCCCGCTCTCCTGCTCGACACCTCGGGCTCCATGAGCTACCCCACCACCGCCGACGGCAAGGTGGAGCGTAGGGAACTGGTCGGTGAGGCCATCCCGCTCATCATCGCTGGCCTGGAGGGCTTCGACGCCCAGGCGGCCAAGGAGACCGAGGCAGCCGGTGAGGAGGAGGGTGGGGTCATGACCGTCACCTTCGCCTCCGAGGCCCAGGTGGTGGGCGACCTCAACTCCGGCAACGTGCGCCAGCAATGGAAGGGCATCCGCTGGGGCGGGGGCACCAACATCGTGCCCGGCTTCCAACTGGTCCTGTCCAACTACCTCGATGAGTTCGGGGACGAGGATCCCACCTCGCGCCCGTCCCTGCTGTGCATGGTCATCACCGACGGCGAGGCCTCCGACGAGAAGGAGTTCGAGGACCTGCTGGCCAAGTCCAAGGGCGGCACCTACGTGGCCGTGGCCGTGGTCGGCTATGGCCCCGAGCATGACGCCACCATGGCGGGCTACCAGCGCATCGCCAGTGGCAACAGCCACGTCCGGGCGCTGAGCTTCGCGGACACCACCGACCCCAACTCCCTGGCCCAGGCCTTGCTGGCCATGTTCGGCACGCCCTGATCAGTCATAGTCACTGCTCCAGCGTCTGAGTATGGGCAGGATCACATTGGTCCAACGATCGCTCCATAGCTCTTGGACATCAGGCGTGTCATGCTCCTGACACACAAAGATGTTGGGCACCTTGGGCATGCAGATCCAACGCACGGTCTGGCCTTCCAGGAATGAGGTCAGACAGAAGGCGCAGCCAAACCTCCGGCCGTCCTTGAAACCACCCCAAGGCAACTTGAGATGCTCCGCGGTGACGATGAAGGGTTGCTGGTTGGTGAAGTTGTCCTTGGACATCAGGGGCAACGCCACCCCGAGGGCGAGCTTGGCGTGCCCGCCACGATGTAGCACTCGTTGCACAGGAAGTGCCCGTTCTCGGGGTTGTACGTCCCTTCCTCCGATCGCACGAACCGCTCTCGCATCTCCGGGGTGATCTCTCGGTCATCCTCTTCAGCTTCTCGGATGTAGTAGTCGAGGCTCTCCATGTCAGCCGCGAACTTGCCGCACATGGGATCGAAAGGCTTAGGCATGGGCATATCAAGGGTCGATGATACCCCGTTCGATGGCTCTTGCGATGGCAGCATCATCACGGGCGGCCTGGCAGTCCGGGTTGGTGCAGACCGGCGGTAGCACCATCTCCTCGCAGGGCTGGCCCTCCCCGAAGTTGAGCAGGGCCTTGCCCCGCTTCATGGGGCTGCCACAGTGAGGGCAGGCCAGGCCCAGGGACTCGGCCTTGGTGCGCTGGCGGACGTGGAACTCCCCGGCCTCCTTGCAGACGTAGCAGACCACTGGCTCGCCCACCCGGCTCTCCCGGTCTACCGGGACGGCGATCTCCACGTTCTGGGTGTGCCCGCAGTCGTAGGTGTCCAGCCACAGGTAGCTCTCGGCCATGGTCATCTATCTCTGGCCTGTTCGCTGGGGGCCAGGGTGGCACCGCAGTTGCCGCACCGACCTGGCTCTGAGTGGCCGAGGGTGGAGCAGAGGCGATGATCGCCGCGACGAGGGGATTGCAGAGCCGTCCAGTCATGGCAAGCCGAGCAGTAGCCCTCCTTGATGTCATGGGCACTATGACTGACCCGACCACAACGAGGGCACATGAACACCGAGGGCGGAGGATTGCTCTTTAGCTCTTCCAGCTTGGTCGCATCCATCTCTATTCGCAGCAAGGCATCGGCCCCATAGGGATGACCATACGTTAATCGGTTGAGGATGGCGGCTGTCTTATCGTCAGGAATGTCCTCGTCCTTACACGCCCACTCCACCTCGGTCATCCATTGCCGGAACAATGTCACCATCATATGATAGGCGGCATCGCTGCCATAAGCCTTGGGATCGATGATCTGTTCGAGGCGATCCTTCATCTTCTCGTCCATCACGTTGCTACTGTTTCGCATGCCGGGCACCATAGCTCCTGTAATGTCGTTCCCTCTTTAGTTGTCACTCGTACCGAGCGAGCCCCATGACAGGCCACGCAGAACCCCAGGGCATAGCCATCTTGCCAGCGTTGCTCCTCGGTGCGCTCATCCATCACTCCATCCTTCCGAGGTGTACGGTCACATCTACACGCGGGCCATGGACACCCCTCCAGATAACACGGCTCCAGGTACTCACCCGTCACTCCACTTCGTTCCACAGGTCCCTGGCCCCCAGCCGGTCATAGTCACCCTCGGGGTAGTAGCGATCCGGCGTATAGAAGCCCCAATACTCGCCCATCTCCCGTTTCTTGCGCCGGGGGCCGCGCACCAGGATGGTCCAGGTCGAGGGGGCGCACTCGGTGATCATGTGGCACTCAGTTCTTCTGAACTGCTGCACGCTCCAGCGGTAGCGGCGGTTGACATCGCCCCTGGTGGCCTTTCGCTCGGGCCAGCCCACCATGCCACCCTGGACCTCCATGTAGGCACGGGCCACGGCCTGGACAGACCTGGCCCGGCACTCGACGTACTCGCCCTTGACCACCCAGGAGGCCCACCAGAAGGGATGGTCATGCAGGTCCGGCCCAGGGTCGGGGGCGGTCATGTGATGGACGTAGACACCACCGAAGCGACAGGCCAATCCCCAGCGTTTGAGATAGACCCGGCCATCGCTTCTCACCAGCTTGAGGCGGCTTCCCAATGTTCACTCCAGCCTTTTCAGAAGCTCATCGAACTGACGCGACAAACGGGCACGTCTGCGCTCGTCGCACTCCGCACACCATATAGGGGTCCAGGCCGTGCCGGGGACGCCGTCGCAGTCGAACTCCCGGCCGTCCTCATCGTAGCCGGGGCACCTCATGGGCTCAGTTTGTACTCTTCCGCACGCAGCGCTGGCCAGTGGCCGGGTCGGTGTGGGCATGGAGATAGCCGAGCTTGGTGAGCGCCACCCGCTTGCCGCAGTAGGGACAGGTGGCCCGCTTGGTCTTCTTCTCGGCCATCAGCCGCGATCCCAGTCCGGGCTGTCGTCATGGCAGGTGCAATCGGAGTCGGGATGCTCGGGCCACTGCGCCACCAGGCACTCGCTGAAGTGAGGGATCCCTCGCACGATGACGCAGCCAGGATGCTCTCTGGTCCCGATCAGCTTTCTGGCCATCAGAAGTACAGGCCCTTGGGATTCTCGTCGGTGACCATGCCCAGGATGTCGATGGGGATGAGCCCGGCCAGCTTGGGGGTGTGCGCCACCGCGGTCAGGATCTCCTTGGACGGCCAGCCCTCAACAGGAGAGTGGATCAGCACTCCCCAGCCCTGCTGATCGAGCCCTGTGGGGCACGCCAGGCGCAGGAAATCGTTTGCCCTGGGGCCTGGGTCCTCGGCAAGCTCTACGACCTCTGAGACGGGCTCAGGGGGCCGTCCGTACTGCCAGATGGAGCCTGCTCCATGCGGGACGTGCGGACGGTCTTTCGCCCGGCCCACGTAGATGGTGGGAACACTGGCGTCGTAGCTCCACAGGGTGATGTCCACCACGGTGGCCGCGGGGTCGTAGGGATCACCCAGGACGACCCAGGAGTGCTGGGACAGGATCTTCTTGGTCCAGCCACGGGCCACGCGGGCACCCTCGGGCAGTAGTCCCGAGCGGACCAGAGCCAGGCTCATGGCGTGGCATTGGTGCGCCCAGTCGGACTTAGGGCTGCCCAGGGCCGCCTCCACGGTGGCCACGTCGGGGGCGGTGAAGCTGACTCGGGATCTCCTGCTGGTGGTCATGGCGACAGCTTAGCAGGTTTACTTAGAGTGACGGGACCGGGCGCAGGGACCGAGCTACAGTCGGGGCTCCACCAACGAAGGGACAAATGACATGCGTATGACAGCACTACTGGGACGCGCCCTGACGGGAGTGACCCTGCTGGGCGGGCTGAGCCTGGCGGGCACGGCCATGGCCAGCGCGGCACCGGTCGCGCCCGCGGACTTCACCTGCGGCATGACGGTGTTCACGGCCTGCAACCAGACCGCCCACTTCTCCACTCCCTCGGGCACCGACCAGCCCGAGTTCGGCACCCCCAGCCCGGCCGCCACCAACTGCCCGGCCTACATCCAGACCGATGCGGTGGAGATCACCGGCACCGGCAATGGCGTCGAGCATGCCATCATCAACAACAAGGGTGACGCCTGGTTCACCTCCACCTTCACCGGCCAGGTGACCCTGGTGCCCTTCACCGCCGATGCCATGGGCAATCCCATCGCTCCTGATCCGGCTGCTCCCACCTTGACCGGTCATCTGACCCAGTGGTTCGGCGGCAGCTTCAACAACAAGAACTTCGTCAACCATGACACCATCACCTTCGTCGGCACCGGCAGTGACGGCAGCCAGGTGAGTTTCCACATGGTGGACCATCAGAGCGTCTCGGCCACCGTGGGGGCCGCCCCCATGAGCTTCACCATCGCCCACTGCTAGGACACTGATGCCTTGGGCTGGGCATCGCACTGTTCGGGTGCCCAGCCCGAGGCGCTGCACACCGAGTGGTAGTGCATCATCATGCAGGCCACCAGCACCAGGCGGGCTCCACAGCGGGGACAGCGCTTACGGCCGTCCCAGCGCTCGGCCCACTCCGGCCAGGTGCCCTTGCTCACTTCTCCTCTTCGATCATGGCGTCACAGACCACGCCCAGCACGGTCAGGTACACGAAGCTATGCACCAGGGATCCCCAGTTGTCATGGCCGTCCAATGCTGACTTCAGTCGATCAGCATCGACACCCAGTGTTTTGATGCGCTCTATGATGGTCTTGTCATTGGGCATTGTTCTGAGCCTTCCACCAGTCATTGGTCTCTTTGTCCAGGCTGAGGTCGGTGGCACTGTGGATCCCGGCCGCGTCGGCACACTCCCCACATAGCTTGCCGGTGACATCGCCCTGCGAGCCATAGGTGCCTTTGCCGCACAAGGCGGTGGTGCTAAAGCGGTTGAGATTGATGAGATGGAACTTGCGATTGTTGTGCGCGGTGGTGGATCGGGCGAAGCCATAGCCGTCGATGTACTGGCCGTACTCGATGGTGATGAGCTTCATCCCTCACCCACTTGGGGAGCCCGGCCGTCCAGGAAGGCGGACAGATCGGCCTGAGCCTCATGGGCTCTGGCATAAGCGTCGGCCAGCCGAGCGAAGGCCAGGGCATCGGCCTCGGTGGCCAGCACCAGGGTCTCTTTGGCGGAGTCCAGGATCTCCTCGATCCTGAACGGGATACTGGTCTCGTCGTCGGTGATGGCGCTGAGAAGATCCATGGTGCGCTTGGCTGCGTCGTAGGCCTTGCGGGTGGCCAGCTTGGCGTCGATGATGTCGAGGACGGTCATGCCATCACCTCGGCCCAGGGACCTATCGTGACGGTGCGCTGCTCGACGCTGAGATCAGGCTTGGGATACATCCAACCCTCGGCGTCCTTTAGCGCCCTCTCAGCAGTGGGCCGGATCCCTCCGGCACAACGATCACCGTCGTAAGTCCACACGGCGCGGTACTCGGTTCGTATCTGAGGTAGATGCTCGTTCATGAGTAGATCCCTTCGAGGAGGCGGGCGGTGGCCAGGGCGTGCTGGCGGGGCTTGCGATCGGGAGTGCCCAGTTGCCCGGCCTTAGCGGCCCGGCGCAGCAGAGCGGCCACCTGGGTGGTCTCGGTGGACGTGAGGGGCGTGGTGGCCCGCTGACGGGCCTTAGCGGCCACCACAGCCTTGGGCACCACAGTGTGGCGCGGCCCGGTGGGCAGGGCCTTGAGGTTGTAGCGAACCCGGTGGGCCTTGAAGGAGGCCCGCAGCTTGGTGGCGCTCTCCTGGCCCAGGACGTGGTGGACCAGGCTGAGCAGTAGCCCGGCGAACTCGGGGCCGTGCCAGGCGTAGCGGGTATAGCCGTAGTCGATCAGGCAGTGGGCGATCTCATGCAGGATGACCGGCTTCTGCCGGGACCACATCGGGAGGCGGATCTCGTCGTCGCCCATGGCGCAGGCACTGCGGCGGCCGTAGCCGGGGGTGACCTCGATGCGGGGGTTGCGGAAGCGAGTGGCCACCCAGCGGCTGGCCATGACGGCGTCCACGAAGGCCTGGCACTCCTGGACGGTTACAAAGTCGGGGGCACCCTGCAGGACGGCCTCGGCGGCGTAGAGCTTGGAGCGCTGGGTGTCGCGCCCCCGGTTGCCCTGGCCGTTGGTGGTGGATCGTCCGTACATCAGAGGATACGGATTTCTATGAGTAGTACTAGCATGGTGGTCATCGCACCATATTAGCAGGTTTACCTAGAGACTGCAAGTCGGGTCAGTCAGCCCAGGGATCAGGGAGCCCGAACTCCCGCCCGGCGTAGTACCCAGGATCGCTTAGATTCGGGCGCAGATGGGTCTTCTTGGGACAGCGCCATCGGCCACCGATGCAGATGGGGCAGTCCCCGTCCCCGTCGGTGTCATGGCACTCATCTGCTATAGGCATGCTTGCCATTATAGGATTGCTTGCCAGTGGACGGCGATAGCCGCTGACGGCGTCATGGCATACCTTGCGCTCGGTCGCGTCATGGTTGTAGATGTCACGCCCGCAAGTAGGGCAGATGCCATCAGCCATCCAACATCTCCTGAGAAGGCGGACGATCCAGGTAACGACAAGCCCGATAGAACAACACACGATCATGGCCCATCATGGACACCACCCCCTTGCAACGCTGGCACAGGTAGCCCAGGACGCGCTCGTTGTCGAGGGCGTCAGTGAACACGTCCAGGCAGGTGGGATGGGAGCTACCGCAGATGGCGCAGGCGTTGTCCTGCAGGTCCCGTAGGGCGATCTGAGCCTCCGGGGTCCATCCGGTGCGTCTCTGGCGGGTCTTGAGGACATGGGGGCTCCAGGCCGCCTCTGGGGGCTTGGTGGACAAGCGAGGAGCCATGACCCGCGGCGGAGGACCGGGCTGGGAGATGGGTGGCAACGGAGAGGGGGAATCGATGGCCAGGGAGTTCAGCAGTAGGTCCCTCGGGGGGAGGTCATCGATAATGGAGTTGAGCAGCTTGAGCTTCTCGGCCTGGTCTCTAAGGATGCTTTCCCGAGCCCGCATATGACCCTGGCGGCGGTGCCGGTTGATCTCGGTGTGAGTGGGAATGGGTACGGAAGGGATCACCGGCAGATGCATGAAGATGGCTCCTACTGGCTTGTCTTCCAGAATCTCCAGGTCGATGAGATTACGCCATGGATGACGGCATACATAACACGGTGATTCGTGCCAAGTATCATGCCGAGTATTAGTTTGAGACTTACGCATCAGTCCTACATCACGGTATGCAATAGTTCTCAAGACACCTTACTAGGACCCATGAGCCCAAGGGGTCAGAGGGTCACCGTGGAGACAATCTGTAGCTGGTCCCCGGAGTTCAGCGTGGCCTGAGCCGACAGCACCGTCTCGATGAACGGAGACCCACCCGTGGCCGCATTGAACAGCCCGATCTTGTTGACGATGATGTGCTGGTCGGACACGAACAGCTTGCTCACGGTGTAGGAAGCCGCCCCGGTGGTGTGCCCGAAGGCTCCCTGAGCCCGGACCAGGGTGCCGGACAGGACCTCTCCGGGCAGGATGGTGTCCCCGGCCGCCGGAGCGGTGAGATCGGCGGTCAGGCCGATGTAGCTGGCCGAGGCGAAGGCCCCCGTCCCGGTGGAGGAGGGATTGCCCATGATCCCGGCCTGGTAGTCGCGCCCGGCCGTGGTGCGAAGGGTGAGGCGGCTGAGCTTGAACAGGCTCATGGCGGCCAAGACGTAGAGACTGGTGGTCAGCAGGCCGGTGGTCCTGATGACCGCCGCGGTCTTCAGAGCAGGCATGCTGGTGCGGTCCCAGGACTCATGCTCGGCCCCGAACCCGGCCGGGATGTCGTTGCTCTCCAGGCCGTACTCCAGGACCAGTTGCTCCTGTAGCTGATCATCGCTGGCCCGCACCCACCGGGGGTACACCAGGCCCACCGGCTGGTCGTCGGGAGCGTTGCCGTGCGGCTGGTGCATGCGGTAGGTGGCCATGGTGGTGGCGATCATCTCCCGCAGGGTGGTGCCGTCCGGGAAGACGATCTCGAAGATGCGCTCACCACTGAGGGGACGGGACTTGATCTCCTCGGCGTCAGGGTGATCCTTGAAGTGTTCGATAGCGGCAGAGTTATCCATCTGCACGTAGATTGGCATTAGCTAACCCTTTCGCATCATGCTGACAAATAGGTGACAAACTCGACGGCTAGATTGGTGTAAACACCACTGCCGAATGATCCTTCCAGACCGGAGGAGTTCTGCCAACCCCACAGGGTGATGAGATCTCCGGCCCCGTATTGTCCGGTGTCTGATCCGGCTGGCTGGGTGAAGGCATTCCCACCGATGGAGGTGTCGTTGTACTGGCGCACCTGGGCTCCATTGCGATAGATGGCGGCCACATAACGACCGGCCCCGGCCGGGTTGTTGCTGGTCTGGTACAGGATGGCGCAGGAGGTGCGATATATCCCGGCGACAGGAACACGAATACTACTCGGTGCAACGATGGTGCAACCCCCGACAGCATGATCGGTGGCCAGGACCATCTGAACCCAGGTATTGGCTGCCAAGACCGTCTGAGCAGTAGCCTGCAATCGAGCCGATGGCTTCAGCCGTGATGAGGACCATGTGCCTGGAGATCCTCCCGCTATGCAGAACCAGAAACAACGATTGGTAGGATCAGCGGCGTAATCGTTGATCAGATAAGCCCCGGCCGCAGGAGGCCCATTGGTCATGCCGATGAATCGCCCGCTGGCTCCGGTCAAGCTGGCGGCGTAGGCCGGTGCGGTCAGCGGCCCGGTGAAGGCTCGGGTGCCATTGGTCAGGGCGTACTGCAGGTGATCGTCGCGGCTGGTGTCGGTGTGATGCCAGTTGGCGTCGCGATAGTCGATGGAGCCCACCGCATGCTCAAAGGTGGCCGGAGCAAAGTGCTGGGACGGTGGAGTGCCGTCATAGCCTCGCACCACCGTGAAGTGATTGAGATCAGGGATGGCGGTGACCAGAACGAACTCCTGATTAGGAGTATTACGCTCGAAGCAACCAGTGAAAGGAGCCAGTGGATAGCTCGCCGTAGATGCCACCGGGATGTTTGTGGTGGATAACTGGTTATCGATATTGGCGGTCAGTTGAGTGGGAAGAGTGGTGTTCGAGTAGTTGCGAGCCAGGATGGGAGTGGCCATCTCATCCCTTTCGCATGATCAACTCGGCGTTGTAGCCGGTCATCCGCATGGCTCCTCGACCCGCCGAGGTGGCATAGAGCCGCAGCGTCTGGGTTCCGGTGACCGTCACCGGGGTGAGCGACACGGTGCAGGAGCCCGACACCACGTTGCCCGTCACGAAGGCGGCTCCACCGATGGTCATGACGTAGACGGTGGACGGAAGCATCCCTCCGGTACAGGTCAAGACCGAGTTCACCCAGGCCGGAATGGCGGTGATGATGAGACCCTGGAAGCGGACATCGACCTCGTAGGTCATGCCCTTCACAGCAGTGAAGCTGTAGCTGAGGACCTGAACTTGGCGATTGATGATGTCCTGACCGGCAGGAGGGCCGTACACACGGGCGTAGACATGCCCAGGCTCTGGCGTCCAGACGCCGGGTGTACCGGCGGTGATGCACATCCAGCGGCAGTTGACGGTGTCAAGGACCCAATCGCCTACCTGGAAGGTTCCGCCTCCTGGAGGGCCAGGACCCGCCGTGCCACCGACGTAGCGGGTGGGCATATAGGAGTAGCTAGGAAATCCGCTGATGGCCACGGTCTGAGCGCTGAGACCACTGCTGAAGGTCTGTAGCCCGGTGATGGCCCGCGACCCATTGGCCAGGACGTACTGGAGATGGTCGTCCCTGGTGGTGTCGGTGTGATGCTGGTTGGCCTCGCGGAAGTCAATGGCCCCGGTGCAATGCTCGAAGGTGGCGGGGGCGAGATGCTGGACCGCCGGGGTGCCGTCATAAGCTCGTACTACCGAGAAGTGGTTGGCATCAACGATGTTGGTGCAAAGCACGAACTCCTGGTTGTTGGTGTTGCGCTCGAAGCAGCCGGTGAAGGGAACGACGGGATAACCAGCGGTGGAGGCCACCGGGATGTTGGTGGTGGTCAGCGCATTGTCGATGTTGGCGGTGAGGTTGGTGGGTGGGGTGGTGTTGGAGTAGTTGCGTACAGTGATAGGTGCCATATCAGGCCGTCCTCACGATCACTTCTAAGCCGCCCACCGCACTCCGTAATCCACCAGCACCGGAAGACTGAATGTTCACCATTACATTGACGGTCTGAGTGGTGGCTATGACGTTCGTCCCTGACACCGTACATCCTTGAATGACATTACCCAAGATAAAGCCAGCACTATCTAGGGTAAAAATGTAGCTATTGTAAGCGAAGATATTGGGACTGGTATACAACACCGCATTCACATAGTTGGGAAGAGCAGTGATGATCGTCCCTTGATAACTGGCATCAATGACGTAAGAGACACCCTTGACCGCCGTGAATGAGGCGGTAGTCACGGTGACGGTGTTGTTGGCGGCATCAGGCAAAGCACCGGTGTTCTGATAATGACCCACCATTCTCCCAGCCTCCACCGTCCAGGTACCAGGAGTGCCCGCCGTGATGCAGGTCCAGCGATGGCCCAGAACATCGATGATCCAATCCCCGACCTGGAAGGTGCCTCCACCTGGAGGACCAACACCAGGTCCAGTTCCCCCCATGTAGCGGGTGGCGATATTGGAGCCGAAGTTACCGGCCACGGCTACGAAGGGGGTGCTGAGACCGGCCTGAAAGGTCTGCAAACCCGTGATGGGACGGGACCCGTTGGTCAAGGCATACTGCAGATGGTCATCGCGGGTGGTGTCGGTGTTATGCCAGTTGGCCTCGCGATAGTCGATGGCACCGACACAATGCTCGAAGACTGCCGGAGCCAAGTGCTGCACAGGCGGAGTACCGTCATAACCTCGTACTACGGTGAAGTGATTGGCATCAGGGATGGTAGTGACCAGACAAAACTCCTGGTTGATGGTATTGCGCTCGAAACACCCGGTGAAGGGAACCGGCGGATAGTTGGCCGTGGATTGGACGGGGATATTGGTGGTGGTCAACTGGTTGTCGATGTTGGCGCTCAGTTGAGTAGGAAGAGTCGTATTCGAAAAGTTGCGGGCGGAGATGGGAGTAGCCACTACGCCCCCAGCAAGAACTTGAGCGCCTGAGAGACTTCCTCCATGGTTAGCTGCTCATCATGGTCTAGCTTCATCCTGATGGCATCCATGGCATGAGGGGCAGCACGGTGATCATGGGAGGCCAGGACACGGGTGATGTGCTTGGTGTTGACCGTCTCGGGCACGTAGATGATGACCGGGTCCTCTTCTGAGGCCGCGCTGATGTCACCCTCGAAGGTCAGATGCAGAGCTTCGGTGCCCGCCTCAGCCTCTAGCTCCTCGACCAGCACATGCGGCAGCACCGGGCGGAACAGGCGATAGGCCAGGAGGCCGTTCTCCTCCACGTCGCCGTCGGGGTAGCGCTCCAGGTCAGCCATCAGCCGAACAACCCATCGAGATCCTCGTCATCTTCGTCAGCCAGGTAGTGGGTGCCCTCCAGTTGCAGGCGGTCCAGGTTCGAGGCGCGGGTGCCGTCGGCCGAGCCCTCCTGGATCAACTCGACCTGCTCGGCCGGGCTGAACACCTTGGCCGCCACCTTGGACTGACCCGGCACCTCCCCGGTCTGCAGAAACTGCCGAGCCATGGCTGCTATGTCGGAATCCCGAATGCCCTGGTCACCACCTGCACTTCGATGAGGATCCGCCTGTAGCAGCCATGCCCGGCTCTGTTGACCTACGGTCCCCGCATGGAGGGAGGAGGCGTAGTCAAGGCCATACATCTTGTTTTCCATCTCGTTCATGAACGACCCCGCGCCCGGACCACCGGAGGGGCGCAGGACCGCTTCGTCGGCTTCGGGGTAGCCCATGTCCTCATGCTCGCTGCCGGGGTCCAGGGGACTGCCGAAGCCCGCAGGACCGGCGCTGATGGGATCGGGGGCAGTGGTGGAGTGCTGGCTCTCCCAAAGCTCTGAGGGGGCTCCACCATCCGTAGATGGGAGCGCGCCCTCGGGCTCATCCCTGAGCATCTCCTCGGCCGCCTCGGCTGACCAGTGCAGCATGGCCACGCTGGGATGCCGATGCACCAGCTTCATGGCCTCCGGCGGCACGGGGTCCTCCGAGTAGTGGAATCCCCAGTAGTTCTCGTCATCATCAGGATCTTGATGGAGCCTTACCTTGTTGGTATCCACCGCCCATACATCAGATCCACGCTGGTGAGGACCGATGTGATCGTATGGTCCTAAGTAGACACCTTCGGGTGTCCGTTCAGAAGGAATATCAGATCCCTTAGCTGAGCTTTCCTGAGGATCACGGGGCTGCAGACCATGCTCCATGATGGAACTGCGATTCTCAGGCGGACTGTGATGATACAGATACTTCCCTATGGGACCTTCGTAAGGATGCTCGAAGTTCGGGTTTGATCGAGGCTCCTGATACGGCCCCTTCTTAGTGGGGATATCACTGACATCAAAGAGGCGATCGGGCCGGGGGCGAGCCCAGTGGAGCATAGCCCCGTGGGGCGTGGCGCTCATGTAGGGCGGCACCTTGTTGGGGTCGTTGGGGAAGGGGCTCTGGCTGTCGGTGGGGTAGTTGAAGTAGAAGTCGTCTTGAGCGTCGTCGGCCTGATCGGCGTACTGCTTCTGCACCGCCGAGGCATCCGCCATTTCATCTGAAGTGTCAGAATCCACGTCATCGGTGTCCATGTCGTCACCCTGGACCGCGCCCCAGCGCAGCATGGAGGTGCGAGGCTGCTTGGCCTGGGAGTCCTGCCAGCGCTGCTCCATCTCGGCGGGCTCGGCATCCCATTCGGCGTCCAGGGCATCCTCGGCCAGATCGGGGTCGAAGTCGGGATCGGCGGCGTTCTCGTCGTAGTTGGAGGGGTCGAGGAGCTTGCCCGCCTCTCCGATGTCATGCCCCTGGGCCACATGCAGGCTGGCCGCCGCGGACATGCCCTCGTCCTCGTCTTCGTCGCCCTCGTAGTCCTCGCCGTAGAGTTCCTTGTTGCGCTTGTTGCGGGCAGCGTTCTCGCCGGAGTAGTCCTTGAAGCGACCCTTGTTGGCCTCTTTCAGCTTGCCGGGCTCGTCGTTGATGTCCCGCCAGTGCAACCAGGTGGTGGCCTGCAGGTGATGGGGAGCCGAGGTCTTGGACATCTCCCCGGAGTCCTGTAGCTCCTTATGAGCCTGGCGATAGGCATCCGCGACATAGCCGTAAGTGCCGGTGACGTTCTGATTCTTGTTGGCACCATTGGCGAACATCTTCTTTAGCTCAGGAGCGCTAGCTCCGAACTTGGCCCCAGCCGCCAACGAGACAGCATGCGTGTCAATAGTGACATCATCACGCTTCTGCTTGTTGGTGTGATCCGCCATATTGTTGAAGAAAGAGCGGACCTTATGACCCTGCAAAACATCATCGGGATCCTCACCCCGATGAATCCGCACGGCCTTGGCGATCGAGCCGGTGCCGTTGGCGAAGGTGGCCTTCCAAGGATCGCCGTCGTTCTTGATCCGCCCCGGCACCTTCAGCTTGTGGGTGTACTGGGCCTGGGCCTTGAGGGAGTGGGCCGCCTCCTCGGGCTCCATGTCGGCAAAGCGCTTGCCGGGCGTCAACTGCTGTACCTGGCGATAACCCTTCTTCACGCTGGCTTGCTTGGACTGCTTCTTCATGGCCGCCTGAGCATCCTCATGCGAGATGTTGAAGCGACCGTCTTCGGAGTCGGGATCAGCACTCAGATGATGGTGGATATACTCGGCCTGGGTCTTGTTCTCCTCCCAGTGATTCTGGGGCGAGAGGGCCGCCGTCATACCCAGCGCTGTACGCAGCTTCCCACCAGGATGCTTCTGAGCTAATCCCTTGGCGAAGTTGTGGGCATCCGAATACCACTTCTTGCCCTCTCTGATGGCCTTGGGATTGGTGGCCTTGGCCTCCCGGTACATCCCCTTGATGTTCTCGACCATGTCTCGATGGGTGTTGATGCCGAGTTCTGAGGGGACGTTGCTGTGGAACTGGTTGGCGATCTTCTCCTGGAACTTGGGCTCGTAGGTGGAGAACTTGGTGGCGTTGGGATCATCGGCCCGGCCCTTCGAGCGACCCTTGGGGGCCTCGGGGGATTGCCAGTGGGGATTCAGGATGGGTCCATGGACCGGACCTCTGGCCCAGCGCAGCATGCCGGTCTTCTGGGCCTCCGGGCTGCCCTGGAGGGGATAGTGGGTCCAGGTCCCACCGTGGGCTACGGTGATGTGAGGGAGGTCGAAATGGTCGGTGGTATCGGGCATGCTGTCGTACTCAGCGGGCTCATGCCCGTAGGCGACAGTGAGATGGGGCTGCAGACCATGTTCGTTGTTGACCTTCAGGCCCTCGCGCCCAAGATGCTCATCGAGCTTGGCCTGGAAGTCGGAGATACCGGGGATGTCCACCAGCCCAACATGGGCATGGGAAAAGCCATCGTTACGCTCAGGATCAACCTCAAAGTTACCGAACCCACTGATCTTGCCCTTCAGCGGTGGTACCTGCTGGGCGAAGGAGGACACGGCCCGGTGCAAAGCCTCAGGATCGACGCTGTCCTTCTTGCCCAGGTAACCGACGGTTACATGCATGTCTTCCGGGGCTTCGCCGTCCTGGACGGCCAGCCCCTCACGCACCTTCTCGGGCGGTACCAGGGCCACCATGACCCCGTTGTGCGGGGACCCATCCGCGTTGACGTGTTCGACGGGGTCCTGCTGGACTTCCGCCGAGTTGGTCTGAGCTTGTCCCTGGAACGACAGCCCGCTGTGCCAGTCGAAGTCGGGATGCGTCAGATGCTCGGCCGGGATGAGATCCCCGTTGTCGGTGACCGCATGCTCCCCTTCGAGGCTGACGATGGTGTGTAGCTCATCGGCCGGGTCGCGGGCCACGAAAGGCTTGTGCAGGGCCTCAGTGAGGATGTACTCGGGCCAAGGAGCATCGGCCGCCCGCAGGTAGCTCAGGACGGCCTGGGGGCTCTCACCGGCCTCCAGACGGGCCTCAGCCTCCATGGCGATAGGCCGCTCCTCGGAGAAGCTCAAGGAAGCCGTCAGGCGCTTGATCGGTGCATGATGTGGAAGAGCGATGTGATCGAATGTTCCCGCTAGATCGAAATGCCGAATGGGAATAGTCCCATAGTCCTTCGGCGGATAATGATCTGGGTCATCATGCTCTATGATCCCCCGCAGAGTACGTTCTTTTTTATCCTCGTAAGGCTCGATCCTCTTAGCTGGTGTTCCATCGCGAACACTCTTGACAGTATGCGGACCTTCTTTCTCATATCCGGTGAGAAGCACCCGATCACCCGGCTGCACATCACCGACCTTGACCTGTTCGGTCTCTTGGGCGATGACCCTTAAGCTGCCCTCGTATTGCTTGACCCACTCGGGGGCCTTACCGGAGCGTTTGGTGGGATCCTTGCGCCAGTCCCGCTCGACGTACTCCTTGCGCTTCTCGTCGTCGGGGTCGTACTGCCAGACCTTCTTGAACTGGCCCTCGTCGCCGGGCTGGTCGAAGGTGGCCGGTTGGCGGGAGATCTCCTTGACCCGGCCGCCGAACATCTCGTCGGCCTGGGCCTGGTAGATGGTGGCCAGGGCGTGACTGCACTGTCGGCCCTCGAACTTCTTCCATCTACCAGACCGGCCCCAGGCGTAGTGCGCCCAGGCACAGGTGCATTCCCATCCGGCTACCGACTTTCCTCCGATGGAGCGAAGGATGGTGGTCTGATAGGTGTGGTTATCACCCTTGACCTCGGCAGTGATATAGGGATTGCGAGCATCAGGGGCGCTGATGATACGCACGCCACCCTCACGTCTGATCCGGGCTGCCTTGGCTCTTACATCTGCCCATTTAGCGCAGAAATGCCAGTGGAAATCCTCATCCTTAGCATCTTTGGAACCCAGGAGTCGTTGCAACAACCCTCGGGGCTGGACCGGTTGCTGCTGGGTATAGGCGTCGGGGGTGCCCCCAGCATGAGGGCCGGGCGCGCCGATGGGGCACTGCTGCTGGGACTCCCAGGTGAAGCGGGGGCAGCTACCCCGGTCCTGCGGGGTCCACACCGCGTAGCCCGCCTGGGAGGAGGCTCCGGCGTCAAGCCCGGCGGGGTAGAAGCAGTGGGAGTTGTGACGGTACCGGCACCAGTCGAAGCTCCAGCGACCACCCTGCTCGGGCACCAGGCCGGTAGGGGCCAGCTTGCGGTCCAGCCAGTCCAGGATCCCGGCCTCATGGCTGGTGCTGCCCAGAGGATCATGGCCATCCTCGCTCGGGCATTGGGAGCCGTCCTTGGCCACGTAGGTCTCGGTCTCGTCATCGAACTTGATGGGCTGCCCACAGTTGCCGCAGGGCTCCTCGGGCTGGTCTTTGAGGATCGTCTTGTAGCGCTCTCGATCCTCGGACTCCCAGGAGGCAGTGTGGGCCATCCCGTAGACGGCCTGACCGAACTCAGGAGGGGCTGTACCGGCCCCAGGGACGCCCATGAGATGCTCAGCGCAGCGATCCCCTACGGTGGTGCCAGAGATCTCCTGGGTGGCAGGCTCGGCCTCACAGAGGGCGCACAGGCCATCCACGGCCGCCTGGTGGGAGTTGGGCGGGGGTCTCTGGAGTAGGACCTCAGAAAGCTCCGGGTAGGAATCTGAAGCTAGATTGCCAACGTGCCCACCATCGAGGAGCGCTTCTGGGCCAAGGTCGATCGAAGCGGTCCTTGCTGGCTGTGGACGGCTGCCCAACGCAGAGGGTACGGCTACTTCCGGGATGGCAATCGCATGATCCCAGCCCATCGCTGGGCCTACACCCACTTCATCGCTAATCCCGGTGAACTGCATGTACTGCACACCTGCGATGTGCCGCTGTGTGTCACCCTCGATCACCTCTGGCTCGGCACCAACCTCGACAACATGCGAGACAAACTGGCCAAGGGCAGGGCGGTCCACCCACCCACCCGCAGAGGATTCGTAATCGGTCGAGGGGAGAAGCTCACGGCCGCTCAAGTCCTGGATATCCGCGCCCGATCGACTGGGATCCGAGGAGAGAAGACCCGCCTTGCGGAGGAGTTCGGTGTCAGCCGCCGAGCCATTGCCTTCATCCTGGACGGCACCAACTGGCCCATTTAACCTGGTCCTGAAGATGGCAGTGAACGACGAGAAGGGCATCTCACTCCTTCATCGTTCTGAGTCAGGATCGGGCAGGGGCTCGGTGGGGTCGAGGTACACGTAGCGGCGCTGGCCAATATGGGCCGGGCCGCTGAGCAGTCGGTAGGATCCCTCTTCAAGTTCCTCACCATCATCGCTTTGCAAGCTGGATTTCTTCGGCATCTCACCGCGTCGTTCATCAGACTCTGGAGGGCGCATACGCTGACGAGGCAACGGTATTATCGCCGCCATATTGGATTGCATCTGCGGTGGAGGAGAGGCATTGGAGGCTCCTACGTCGCCGGGAGCCTCGCCTTCCTGTTCGGCCTCGTCGGCGGCGGCATAGTCCTCAGGTCCAGGAGTCAGGGCCGTGGCCGGACCTCCAGCCGGGTCCATGGCCATGTTGGGTAGAGGTAGTTGCTCGGCTGCCGGTCCACCCGGCTCGGCGTCGAGGGCCACCGCCCGAAAGTCCTGCTCCAGGTCGTCGGGGATGGGCAGGCCCTGGGCGGCCAGGGCCGAGAAGGTGTCCCGACGGGTCTCCTGGGTGGCCACCGCGATCTTGATCTGCTCGTCACGGGTGGCCTCGATCTCGTCGTCCAGGTCGATCTCGATGTTGGTCAGGCGAGTCTTCATGGAGATGGGCACCCCCGTGCTGCGTAGCTCTTCGAGCAGTTGCCGTCGCAGCGTGTCGTTCTTCATGTCCATGGACTTCATGACCAGGTCCGGCACCAGCAGCTTGGGCTGCTCGATGATGCGCTTCTCACCGGTCTCCTCATCGACTTCGAGGACCTCTTCCATGACCGGGAACTTCTTGCCACCCCGCATCTCATAGTCCCAGTGCTGCTGGGCTTCAGCCACCACCAGAGCCCGATCCTTGAAGAACCTCTTGATGAGCCGCTGCGCCCCACCCAGTAGCTGGCTCATGATGTCCAGGTTCAGGGCGTCGGCGGCGTAGGTCTCACCATCACCCGCGCCGGAGAGCATGGTCTTGGAGATGCCGAAGACCTGTAGCTGGCGCTCGGCCAGGCGCTCGAAGTCGCCGCTGAGGTCGGGCATGACCTCCCGACCGAATACCGACTCCATGGTCAGGGCGAAGTGGTGGGTCAGGACCCGGAAGTCAGCAGCCAGGGCCTCGTCCAGGGCCTCCTCGAAGTCAGCTAGGTCCGCGGCGGTGGGGATGAAGGGATACTGGGTGCCCAGGTCGGTGGCCGAGGCTCCGATCTTGGCCAGGATGAGCGGGGTGTAGAGCCGAGAGGCGATGGCGTCCTGGGCGGCGTTGAGCATCTCCTCCTGGAAGATGGCCCTAAAGCCTCGCATCAGGATGGGGATGCCGCGGGGGTGGAAGGTGTCGGCCTTGAACTTGATCTGCTTGAGCAGGATGTTGGACACCGGCATGCGGGAGTCTTCGGCCAGGAAGGCCAGAAGCTCGGGGTAGGCGTTGACCAGCTTCTTGTACTCCCACTCGGGCTGGCGCTCCTTGAGGATGGAGCGCAACGTCTCGGGCAGACGCATCTCGAAGCGGGGCTCTTTGATGAACGGGCTCTTGATGACATCCACGTCATCGGGGTTGATGAGTTCGTCGTCCTCCCAGATGCCCAGGGTGTCGTTCCACTGCCCGAGGGGCCACGCCTCTCCTACCAGCCAGCGCTCATGCAGGACATCGGTGAGATACTCGGGGTAGTTCAGGTCATCGAGGAAGTGTGTTCCATAGAAGTCAACAAGCTCGTTGTCCTTGCAGTTCAACTCCATGCCTTGCATGGGGTATTTGCTGAAGATATCGATGGCTGAGGCCAACAGTGGATGAGTAAGATAAAGAAGCCTGCAGTAGTGGCGGATAACAACAAGCTCTTCTTCCTTCCAGATATCGTAAGGGAGATTCGCTTGCTTCCAGTAGAACATGGGGTCCTGAGGACGCCCGGTGGCAAACGACAGGCTGCTGGCCCCGGCCCCACTGAGGAGATCGGCTTGATGGCTGACCCCGTTGAGCTTGCGGTTGATGCGACGGTTCTTCCGCATCTCCTGAACTTCGGGGGATTCCTCGCCTGGACCCTCCGAGATGCCGCGCCGTAGCGAGGCCGTGGCCAGCTTGGCCAGGACATCGGAGTCCCGCTCGCCTATGGGATGCTCCCCGGTCGGAGTCCAGATACTAGAGATGATTGCTCCTCAAAGACCAACTACTCGGAGGATGGGAATGTCGATTATCATCGGCTTGATAGATCTCCCATCCTTGTTTAGCCAAGGCTCGGATGGCATTGCCGAAAGAGCGCTGGATAGCCCAGGGGATATCTCCTCCTCGCTCCTGCAGGAGACGCTGATATACCCAGAGATTGCCTCGGCACGTACCACAGAGCCAGACGATGTGTACTGGCGGATGTGGATCCCAGGGAACGAGGTTGGTCTCATGGACGATGAGGGGATTGGGGGAATGAAACTTCGCACCTTCACACTCATGTTCCGATGAATAAATAGACCCATTGTTCGGATAGATATTGACAATGGCCTGCTGGATCAGAGGGGGCACAGGCATACGTCATCCGTTCTTTACCACCACACTGTGAAGGAGAGCGAGATGCGCCATGTATTGTCGCTCGGTCATAGCTCCTAGAGGTGAGATGTAACGCTTGGCCTGCTTGGAATCATCTCTTAGCTGAACGCGATGACCACTCTTGAACTGGGCTGGCCGAGTCTCACGCTCATGCCCCACAGCCCGGTTGTAGGCATCACGTTGACGCGACTCGGTGGACTGCCAATCGCAGTCCTTGCACACAGCCGTCCAGGTCTTCTTGGCCGACTGATGCTCCCAAGGCACCGAGGAGCCGTTCTTGCCCTGAGCCTCCTCGTCCTCAGGGCTGCCCATCTCGGCCCCGCCCGGTGGCATCTCCTCCTCGTCACCCATCCCCTCGTCCTCACCCTGGTCGGGCGGCAGGCCGGTCATAGGATCGACACCACCCGGCATGCCGGGCACGTCATAGGGCTGACCATCGACGGTCTGGGGCATGCCCGCGAACTCGGGCTGGACCTGCACGGTGAAATGGGTGTTACAGAACCCGCACTCGATGGTGCCGTCAGAACGGCCGATGACGTTGCCACCACCGCAGAAGGGACAGTGGTAGACGGTCTGACCATCACCGGAATCATGAGCCAGATACTGCATGGCATAGGCTCGAATGCGATCGTTGGGATGCGCTACCGAGGCTTCCTTTTGATAGTACTCAGGATGATCGGTGGCATGCTGTAAGTGCTGAGCGAACTTGTCCTTCACGTTCTGCACCTTCTTACTTGGCATGACATAGGTTCCAAGCTCCGCCCACATCCCACAGGAGCATTGTCCCCGTGCATCTCGTCCTCGACCCATCCATTGCAACTTGTGCTTACCATTCCAGTCGGGGTCTACTCCGGCAATGACCAGCTTGCGGGATACCTTGTGCGGATCGGACTCCTCAGAGTTCCTGGTGCTTTCCGGTCCATCCCCATGGCCCTGACCTTGCACACCCTTGTCAGAGATAGAGAGCAGATGATGGTTCCCACCCTTAGGACAATCACTCTGCCGTTGCACCATCTTCTTACATTTGGTGCAATACATCGGAGTGTCACCAGTCCGATCCCTATCGGTAGCCGTTTCGCTCATCCAATGACCTCGTCAATGGCCGACAAGGCCAATGATTGAATGAAGTTCTCACCCTCCTCGTCATCAAGCTCAGCCAGCACCCTGATCATGATCGGATCCTGGCGCACGGTGGCGATCACCTGCTGGACGGCCTGCTCGGCCACCTCGAAGAAATCCGGTAGCTCCCCCCGGTTGGCCAGGGCGGTGATGAGGCCCTTCTCCCCCTGACGCTCATAGACGCTCCGCACTGCGGTGGTGACCAGGGTGGGCTCGTCCAGAGAGCCATCCAGGAGGGAGTCATCGATGGCGTGGCGCGGTGAGGCCAGGACGGTCAGGTCTCCCTGGTCCACCAGGACCACCTGACCCACGTTGGCCCCCGTCCTCATGATGACGTGGCACATACGACCGCTGGTCTGCAGGACCTTACCCTCGTCACCGATATCGACATCGTGATGCGGAAGACCGGCATAGGCGACCCGTGCGCCCTCGGGTACGGAGGTCTTTTGCATCTACTGTTCCCTGTTTTTTCTGCCAGGAAAATCTGCCTGCTCTGGACAGTAATCAGCATGATCCTCGGGGAAATCCTGGCCAAGTTGAACCCTGACTTGATTTCCGCAAGATCTACACTTTCTCACACTGTAAGAAGCAGCGGTAAGACCTGGATTCCGCATGTCGAACTGTCCCGGTCTTATGGTGGTTGGACCTACCAGGGGATCGAAGCCTGGAGAGCCGGTACCACCGAGGTATCCACAGTTGTGGCAATGCCCGCTACGACCGTCAAAGGTATTGGCGTTGCATTGCGGACAGACCGTGTAGCTACCCGGTGTGTCCTCCTCGCCAAAAGGGAAGTCGAATCCTCCGTAAGCCTGATGGACCAGGTGTGGGTAGCGCTCGATGGTCCTGGAGGCCAGGTGCAGGGCCTCGTCGTCGGACATCTCCGGGTTGTCGTTGAGGATGGACGAGGCCACCAGGACCTGGGCACGACCGGCCATCATGGGCATGCTGGTGAGCATCGGACCACCCATGGGTGTGCCACCCATCATCCCCGGCTGAGGCATCCCGCCAAGCTGGGAGGGAGATGGCTGGTTGGGGGCGTTGGGGTTGCTGGAGGGCTTAGTACGGGGCTTAGAGGAGGCCGCCGTAGCCGAGCCGGGCACGGTCTGGCCGGGGATCTCGTCGGGCGGGGTGGTGGAGGGATCCATGGTCCCACCTGCTCCGGCCGCACCCCCGCCCATGGTGGGATTGGTGTCGGTCATGGCCGCGTTGACATCCTGGGCCGGGGAGAAGGGGTTGGCCACCGAGGAGGGGTCCATGGGGTTGGCCATGCCCATGCCCTGGGCGGTACGGCCCATGAGTCGGTCCCACAACCGTCCCATCCGACCCTGTCTGGATCCCTCCACCTGATGCTTGATCTGACCGCAGTAGGCCTCAGGATCATCCTTGTCCTGATTCTTCCTCACGCAGTCATGGAAGTCCTTGTAACCGGCGAAAGGGGCACCCTTTTGCAGGGCTGCCTTCTTCCCCTCATCATCCTCACCGACTCCAGGCTCACCTAACTCCTCGGCCTTACGATCGATGTAGTTGACGACCTTATCATGAGGCTCATTGGTACGCCCGATGTCGTGCTTGGCCTTCTCCAGGTCACGGGCGTTCTCGATAGGGAACTTGTCGGTGCCGGGCAGGGTGTCACCGGCCTTCTCAGCCCGATCTCGCTTGGACTCAGGTACGCCGTCGGCGGTGTGGATCGAGCTTAGAAAACGCCGATCATCATCACTACGACCGCGTGACCGGCGTCCCTCTTCATGTCCATCGCTGTAATCATCAACTTGTTCTGGACTGAACTCATCAGGATATTGCTCAGCTTGACCTGATACACCATGCTCAAACCCTTGGTGCCATTCAGCAGAGTGCTTAGCAGCAGAGTGCTTAGCAGCAGTAGTACCCATGCCATCGACGGGATAGCCATGCTGGGTAGCAAGCTCTCGGGCTTGCCGCCAACCATTGTGCAAGGCTTGCACCGTCTCCAGTGAGTCACCCTCGTAGTGACCCTTGCCACCGCATCCCCAGCACTTGGTGTCGCCGGGCTCACGGTAGGGAGCATTGGCTCCGGGCTTCGCCTGGCCATTGCCATCGCAGGTCTGACAGATCTTGTGGCCTTCACCCCGAGGACCGGCATAAGAGGCAGGCTCTTCTAGCCCATGGAACGCGCCCTTGTTCTGGGTGACGGCCGTGGGCCACGCTTTGTGCATGTAGCCGGTGATGCCCTCTTCGGGGATGTGGAAGACATCGCCGTTCTTGATCTCATCATCGGTCTGACTGCGGTTGTAGGCATGCCCCGAGTCATCGAAGGTATGGACCCTGGCGGCCCAGCGCGGCCAATGGCTGCGATCGTCAGCGGCCTGCCGGGTAAAATCCAGGCCCCCTCCGGCCTGCCGCTCGGTGACGCGCTGGAGCGCCGCGGTGATGACCAGGTCGGTCTCTATGGGGCTCAGTTCGAAGCCACGGGCTCGCATCAGCATGGCCTTGGCCACGGCGTGATGCTGGGCCTCGGTGGGCATCTGATCGACCAGGGCACGGGCTGCCCGGACGGCCTGTTGCTGCAGGGCGGTCAGCCGGATACTGGCGGTGCGACGGCTGGCCTTCTTGCCCACGTCGGAGACGGCCTCAGGGGTGTGGCCGTGGGCCTTCTCGGCCTTCCCTGGAGCGTCGGGGATGTTGACGTAGAGGGCCTTCTGCTGTTGGCGGGCGGCGTCCTTGCTGTCGAAGGTGCCCTTTACCTCACCTTCGCGGTTGACGACCTTGAACTTGCCGCCTTCCTCCCGGATGTAATACGGAGCCTTGTCAGCTAAGACGAGATGGGAGAGACGACCACTTTCATCCCACTCTTCACCGGAATAAGCACCATGACCGTGACGGGCAGATCCATACTGACCGGGATTGCCATGGATCTCCATATGCTTATCAGCATTCAATGGAGCATAATCAGAGACTGACATCTGATTGTGGTGGAGCATGAGATGGTTCTCTAGCTCCTGGTCACTCATCTCGCCTGGATTCATCTCCTTCAGATGACTCCAAGGCGTGGCCTCCACCCGGATGAGCGCCCCGAAAGCATCCAGGCGATAATCGCCGGGCTCCAGACCGGCCTCGATGTCCAGGGCGCTGGCATGCAGGAGGGGCGTCTCGCCGGGGTTGGCTCCCGGCCCGGCCACATTGGGGCCGGAGGAGTCGTCAGAGACCCCCAGGCCGTTGCCCATATTGACCCGGCTCTGCTGGTCAGCACCCTCCCAGGCCGCGATCTCACCCTCCAGGGCGGGAGCCTCGTTGGGCAGGGGCTCGGCCGGGAACCCGAAGCCCATCTGCTCGGCGTAGGCCGGGGCGTTCTCAACCACGGCCTGCTTGGCCGCGATATGGGCCTCCCAGTCCTCGGAGAAGCTGTCCAGGACCCGTGAGGCCAGCACCGCGGTCTCAGCCGGGGAGGTGGCGATGCCGGTCACCGAGGTGGTGACCCCATCGGAGATCAGGGCCTTGGCGTGGTCCAGGCCCTCCTTGGTGGTCACCGAGGCCACCACCGGCCAGTAGCAGGCGCAGGCCACTCGGGCCAGGGCCAGCAGGTGATCGGAGGCGTCGCGCTCGGCCTCCTCACCGGCCATCATCCACAGGTCAGTCATCGCCGGGCTCCCAGGTTGTAGCGGACTCGATCCCGGACGACTCGCAGAGCCGCCTCCCTGCCCTCAGGGGACTCCGGGTTGTTCAGGTCGGTGGGTTGTGCCGCCCCGACCTGTCCGGCCCCTGGGGGCGGCACATCGGCCACGTTGGCGGCTCCCACCGGTACTCCACCGGGGGCCATCTCCCAGGTGAACATCTCCCCGTTGGGATTGGCCCCATAGCCCTGGACTGGCACGGTGCCCAACTGCCCGATGCCTGTTTCGGTGTAGTCGATATTCCGCCCGGAGGAGTAGGCCTGCTCGTACTGCTCGGTGGAGGCGGCCTGGCCACCGGGGGTAGTGGCGTAATCCTCACGGGGCTTCCACCCGGACGTGCCCTGGCTCTCGTCCTCACCCACGTCAGGGGGTGGCTTGGCTGCCATTCGACGGGCGTAGACGTGCATGGGATGACGGCGGGATTCCCCGCAGGTACGGCAGTACTGGGAGTTGCCTTGGGGCTCGAAATCGTGGGGGATCTCGCTCATGTACTGATGGTTGGCGTAGTCGTCAGCGATGTCCTCGTCGGCGTAGCCGGGGTCCCAGGCATAGGGGGCATTGACGGTGGCTCCGGTATGACTGCCGTTGGCCGAGATGTTGAAGGCTCGATCAGAGGGCACCTCGGTGGGGCCGGTGTCGGGGAAGTCGGTGATGAAGTCCAGGTGCTGGGTGACGGTGGGGCCTTCGGGGGCCAGCGGCAGGTTGGACTGGGCCTCGCCGGACTGGGCATGGGCCTCGTCCTTGTCCCAGTCGCCGCCCTCGGGGTACCCGGCCATGGGATTTCCGGCCAGGTCGTTGCCCTGGGGGTCGGGGTCGGTGCCCCGCTCGGCCCAGCGGAACATGGCCGTGACCGGGGTGACGGTGTTGGTGGCAGCCGGGCTGACCGCGCTCATGGACCCGGCCCAATGCTCCTCGTCCATGGGCTCAGATCCCTCGGACAGCCGGGCCTGGTACTCGGCGTAGGTCTGCTTGGGGCCATTGAAGGCCTCGGAGGCCTGGCGACGGCGACTCTCGAAGACGTTGGGTCGATCGGGATTGGGGCCGTCGTAAGCGGCCAGGGAGCGGCTGTCGATGGTCTGGTGGTTCCCGGCCTCGTCGGAGACATGGACCAGGCGCATGCCACCGGGGCCGCGGGGGCTCATGTAGCCGTGGTTCTGGATGGGCACGCCAGGGGTGATGGCCTTGGAGCCGGGGTGGGGACGGGCGTCGAAGGCGTCCCAGCCGATGGGGTTGTAGGTGTGGGTGGCCTTCCAGGGCTTGGTCTGCTCCTGGCCGCCCATGCCTGAGCGGGGCGAGTACTCCTTGGCGTCGGCCTCTCGCTGCAGGGCCGACATATGGGTGTCGGCCCCGACCGCGTTGTAGTTGTCGGGAGCGACCGGCGGTAGGGGCTCTTCGCCTTCGAGGTTGTCGGCCGGAGGCCAGGCTGAGGCCCCGTTGTCGAGGGGCAGGGGCTGGGAGCCGGGATAGACCTCTGTGGCCATGGGATTGAAGTTCTGGCCGTTGAGGGGAGCCCCGCCCTGGGGGACGCCGAAGGGGGCGTTACCGCCACCCGTGGGGGGCAACTCCATGGGTGGTGCGCTCCAGGGCAGGGCTCCGCTCTCGCCGTCGGCCGCAGTCCGCATGAAGGTCTGGAAGGCCAGATCCCGGTGCGGCCCCATGGCCGAGGCATTGATGCGGGCCACGCCACGGGCCTGCTCCAGGTACTCGTCCCGGTCCTCCTTGACCGCCGGGGAGACTCCGGCCATCCAGCGCCGGGCCTCGACCACCATGGCCCGGTGGACGGTGCTGGCGTCGTAGGCGGGCTCGGCTACCTCTTCGATCCAGTCGGTGGCGGCAGTGTGATGCTCATGGACCCGCACCGGGGTCAAGGAGTCATGGATGTAGGCGTCGGTCAGGTCGATCTCCCGATCGGCTACCACCTGGCGTCGGGCCTCCCGGCGTAGGCCCTCAAGCTCCCCCATGATCTGGCGCTGCTCGTCGCCCGAGGATTTGGCCATGGCAGCCAGGAGTCGGGCCTCCCGTACCTGCAGGGATTCCTTCTTCTGCCAGCTTGCGATCTCATAAGGGGCGGGCTGACGGCGCTCCTCGTTGGCCCGGCGGATCTCCTCGTTCTCGCGCTCTTCTTCGGGGGTGTAGGCCCCCTGGGCGATGAGATCCTCGTCCTTGGCGTTCTGCGCCCCCTCGTCCTCGTCGGCGTCGGCCTCTTCACCACCCATGCCAGCTACGAAGAGGAACTCGTCATCGAGGTGGGCAGACATGGACAGGCTCCCGTTGACTTGGTTGAGGTTGGGCGGGAAGGGCTCTGCGATGTGGGAGGAGTTGGGGGCCTGGTCCAGGTACTGGATCAGTTGCCCGGACTCCGGCTGTAGCTGGGCCTCGGCCTCGCTCATGGTGTCGAAGCGCTCGGACTGCGGGGCGGCGTCCTTGTCCACCAGGTAGTAGCCCGGCTGAGTGAAGGCCGCGTTGACGCGCCGCCGCCGCCGCTTGACGGTGCGCTCCTCGTTGGTCAGGTTGCGCCGCTGGGCCGGGGAGACCTCGGCCGGGCGGATGGGCTGACGATCCGGCTGTTCTTCATCTGAACTGCGCTCGCCCTTGGCCTTGGCCGCTCGAACCTCAAAGCCCATCAGGGTCATGCAAGGACTCCCTCACGAAGGTGAACTTCACTCCTTCGTGGGGCTGATCTCGGAAGAGACAGGCTAGCTGTCGGAGATTCCTCTCTCGACAAGCTCCTGCAGTCCAGCAAACGTGATTCGCCAAACTTGCTGATCTTCCCCCGAAGACCCTCTGCGAAGCACTTCTCGTCCATCCTGCACTACAAGTTCAATCCAACCATGATGAATGTGAAGATCGGATTCTCGTTTAGATGCCTGATAAGGGGTTAATCCAGCTATTGATGCTGCTTCATCACGATTCAATCCATCATCTACGGCCTTTGAAAAGGCAATGAGAAGGCGAATACTATGAGATAAGTAGTTACCTCTAGCAGCGGATTTTGAAGTACTAGGATCTGTTCGTCTCGCTCGATATCTACCTGGAACATCCATATTGGGTAGATCAGGCTCAAGAGCATGACTTGGTTGAGAACCACGTCGGGACATCTCCAGCAGATGTAACTGCTGCTCTCGCTGGGTCCTGGGCGGAATCGTAGGCGGATCGCGCCCTTCGACCGGCCAAGGATCTGCAAAGACCCCAAAGGCATCCTTATGCTCATCATCCTCATGATCAGGCGGTAGGATGCAACTGACTCCCCGCTTGCGAGGATCTGGGGCTCCACAGACAGGCATGAGGCAAGCCTAATGTAAGAGAGCTTGAGAAACCAGGTCCTCGGCCTCGGCCGGATCTAAGACTACCGAGTAGTTCACGGCCTTGCCCCCGAAGCGCTCCACTAGCCGATGAGCCGCGGTGACCAGGTCCCCGCCGTGGGTGCTGACGTGCATGACCTGGGTCTGCCAGTCCACGTACTGGATCTCCCGCTCGGTCTCGGCGTACAGCACGGCGTCATCGGGCCGGGGCGGGTTGCCGATCACCCACAGAAACCCGGCCTTGTGCTTCTCGGTTACGAAACAGACTCCCTTGGGCATTGCATCCCTCCAGCCTTGCTCATGTCTCGATCACCGCCGTCACCCTGGGATGATCGAGAAGATCGTCGGGGATCAGGTAGAACCCAATCTGCACGGCTACGAGTTCCCCATCCTCATCGAGGATACGCTCAACTGTTCCTTCAAAGAACGAACCGAAGTTCTGAAACCTGTCACCATAGAAGTCAAAGAACGGAGCTATGGCTATTCCTACCACATGAATAGCCGCCTTTTGACCCTCTTCTAGATCCTGTGGGAACACCCATCGCACCTTCTTCTGCATGGACAGTTCCTTGGACAGGACCTCACTGCTCATGATTGCGCTCCAGATTCTCGACGTAATGATATTCCGCCGGATCGGAGAACTCGGTAGTGGGGCCGAAGTGGTAGTGGGTGGCCGACTGCTTCGGGGGCCGGGCTCGCTTCCACTCCTGCGGCCCCCACTCGCTCTCCAGGGCCTCCTTGGCCTCGCGCAGGGTGGACCGGCTGGCCTTGGGCTCACCGTTGACGTGCAGGGTGTAGCGCTTGCGCCCGGCCGCCCCACCCTCGGGGATGACCACGGCCGGATGGTTACGCCAGGACCCGTGGCCCCCGGACTCGAAGCCGGGGTCGATGGCCCGCCAGGAGGAGGCGATGGCCGGAGGGATGTGGGCCATCTCCCGGCCGGGATGGGCGGCCACCTCCAGGGGGCCAAGCAGACCCCAGCGGTTCAGGACGATCCACTGCAGGGAGCGGGGGTCGGTCACCCCCCGCCCAGCCGGGCCAAAGGCCTGGCCTCGATCAGTGTGTATGCGGTCATATATCCGCAAGCTCTCAGAAGTGCGCGCCGGTTCTGGAAGTTTTAGGGCGGCCTTGATGCCATCGGCTACATCAGCCATGCGCTCCCAGAAGTCATGGCCCAGAGCCTGGGCTCCCCACGTCTTGGCCATCTTGTCGGGATGCACAGCCCAGCGATCGTTGGTCACGTCGTAAGCGGCGTAGGGCCTGATGGTGCGAATGTCGTAGGCAGCCGGATTGACGTACCAGGTCATCTCCATGGGTCCGAGCCCGGTTACCACCGTCATTGGCACCGACTTGTACACGTCGGTCACATCCGGCCCGCCCAGGGCGTGCATGACCCGGTGCAGGTTGGGCTCGGGCGGGAAGCTCCAGTCAATGAGCAGGGGGTCAAGCTCGGTGATGAACTCATGGGTCAGGGCCTGGCAGACCTCGGCGTCGGACATGCCCCCGAACTCGGGGTGATCACGCACCAGGCGGTGGGTGTCTACGCCCACCAGGGTGTCGAAGTCCAGGGTGGCGTGCCAGTAGCTGGCCAGGGAGCCCGCCAGGTAGATCCGGGTCCAGGGCCGCCAGTCGCCGTAGCGAGGCCGCCAGAAGGCCTCCAGGATGGCCAGGAGGGATCCTCTGATCCAGGGCCACATCTTCTCGGAGGGATCGAAGAGGTCGGGGTCCAGGGTGTCCTGAGTGTGGGCGAACTGGCCGCCGATAGGCAGGGGATAGCCCCGGATCTCCGTCGGCAGTCGCCAGGCCTGGACCTGTCGCCACTGGGCCTGGAGATGACTCATTCGCCCTGGTTCGCTGACGTGCCCATCTCACCCCTTCAGGGTCCTGAGGTGTACCTGGACAGGGGCCTCCCCGGAGCCTGGGTCCTCTAAGATGACTTGACAATGACTCGATTCTCCTCTAGGGTGGGCGAGACCACCACGAACAAGGAGTTTCCTCCGATGGCCCGCACCACCTACGTCAAGGCTGCCCAGCAGCGCTACGAGCAGGTCCCCGTCCTCGATGAGGACGGCCAGCCCAAGCGCACGCCGGTCATGAAGAACGGCAAGCAGCGGGTCACCAAGAAGGGCAAGCCCATCTTCCTGAGCGTGACCACGAACGACAAGTCCAAGCCCCTGCCCAACCGCAAGTGCGGCAAGTGCGGCAACGAGATCAAGGTCGGGGACCCCTACAAGCACATCTCCCCTCGCTCCGGCCCCTACGGCGGCCGGACCCTGTACCGCTGCGCCGAGTGCCCCTCCTGGAATGTGTGGGAGTACTCCTCCTCGCTGTCAGCGCGCACGGCCGAGATCAGCCACAACTTCAGCGTGGCCATCTCGAACGCCGACACCCCCGACGAGATCACCGAGGCCCTGAACGAGGCCGCCGAGGCAGTACGCGAGATCGCCTCGGAGAAGGAAGAGTCGGCCAACAACGTGGAGGAGGGCTTCGGCCACTCCACGTCCATGTCGGAGGAACTGACCGACGTGGCCGAGCAACTGAACTCCTGGGCCGACGAGATCGAGAACGTCGATGTCCCCGACCTGCCCGAGGTCGAGGAGGACGAATGCGAGGAGTGCGAAGGCTCCGGCTCGATCGCCAACCCGGACTGGGTCGAGGGCTCCGAGGATGAGGAGGAGGAGATCGCCTGCGATACCTGCGACGGCAGCGGCCGATTCACCCCCGACGAGCCCACCTCGGACCAGATGGACGAGTGGCGTTCAGAGGTCGAGAGCGCCTGCTCGATCGTTGACGAGTGCCCGGTATAAATCCTATGACAAACCAACACAACGGAGCCGTTGAGAACTTCCATGAGAAGGGCCTGAATCAGTGCCCGGAGTGTGGAGGGACATACAAGGGCCAGAACATCTACAACCATCTTCGCAAGGTCCACAACATCTGGGGTGGGCGCAGCGGTCGGGTCCGTAACGACCCCCGGTACAACCACCGGGGGCGTCGGCCCAACGCCACCCGCAAAGCATCGACCCAGGCCTTGCTGCCTGCGGTGGTGGCGCGCCCGAACGAGGTGCTGCCGCCCCCCATCGAAGGGCTCCACTTCCCGGAGAACATCAAGGTGGGACTGGGCGAGGACGGGTCGATGTGGATCTGCGAGCAAGTGAGGGCACCCCGTGGCCGTTCTTGAGTACACCGACATCACCGAGCTTGGTGACGACATCCTCACCTGCAAGGCGCTGTGGGCTCATGACTGGAGCAAGAACCCCTCGCCCAAGCACATCGACGGCCAGGTGGCCCGCATGGCCCATGTCATCGTCTGCCTGCGCTGCAAGCGGTGCCGCCGGGAGCGCTATGACTACCTCAGCGTCCTCGGTAAGCGCATCGGCCGGTACTACCGCAACCCGGTCAACTACCCCAAGACCAGGAGGCTGACCAACGACGCCCTGTGGACCGAGATGATCGGCCGCAGCCTGCTGGTCCAGACCTACAACGGGGACGACTAGCCGACTGGACTCCTCTAAGGAAACCTGCTAACGTGGGTTCCATGAGCGTTACCTTCCACTCCGAACTTGGCACCCCCACCGGCTTCCGGGTGGGCTGCTCCTGCGAGTCCAACCGTGGCCCGGTGTTCGGTACCTACGCCGACGCCGAGGCGTTCTACGTCAAGCACGATCTCCTGAACCGGGCCATCCCCGAGGTCCTGGTGGGCTGCGACTACCTCGGGCGGGAGGGCTTCTGCGACCTGGGCCACTGCTTCATCACGGCCGTGTACCCCGAGCGCGGCCCCGAACTCAACATCTCCAACAGCAACGCCATCCTGATCCTGTCCGCCCTGGGCCTGCGGCCCCGCGTCGTTGACGGCCCCTTCGGCCCCCTGCCCGAGGACCCCTACGGCTGCATGGACGCCGAGGAGTTCCTGGGCCGGGTGCTGGCCGCCGAGGTCATGTCGGTAGGCGATCCCGGCACCGAGACCGAGACCTTCATCGAGGAGGGCTGCGCCACGTTCATCTCCTGCGGCCGTCCCGAGGGCTACACCGAGGACCGCCTGGCGCAACTGCGTGAGGTGGCGGAGTTCGCCAGGGCGCACGGCAAGGAGGTGGTGTGGTCATGAACCAGCCTCGCTTGACGGCACGTCACGCCGAGTTTTTCGCCCCCGTCGATGACCGAGGTAAGTGGCATGCCCGCTGGCTCGTAACTGGCACGGCAGTCTGTGGAACGCCAGTAATCCTTGACGACGCAAAGCGCATCTCGGTTCGTGGTGGCATGTCCTGGGCGCAGGTTCACCCGATCATCTGCCGTCGTTGTCTACGGCGAGCGACATCCACTGGCTACAGTGCCGCAGGGATCGACCATGGCTAAGGTCATGACGGCCACCTGCCCCAAGTGCGGCCAGACCGAGGTGCCGGTACGCCAGCAGCCCTGGCAGGACCGGGCCTACCTGGCCTCCCACAACGCCCCGGCCAACGCCGACGGCTATGTGGCTCGCTGTGGCAACCGTCAGCCCGTCCTCAAGGCCAAGAGGGGTCAATCATGACCTTCTGGCAGCGACTGAAGCAGTGGCTGACCACGCCCGCGTCCGCTCCTTCTAGGCCATCGCGGCCGGAGCCCGTCTACTACCCACCCCCGGCTCCGGTCTCGTTCTGGGATCTGGAGCCTCGGCAACAGGAAAGCGTCTGGTGGCGTCAGGACGAGGACACCAAGGCTCAATACCTGGCCCTACACCCCGAGCTAGTCGAACGACAGCAACAGGCCCAGGCCGGGATAGCCCATCAACGGCATCTCCGCCAAGTTGACCCTGACGGCTACTGGCAGTCGAAGCAACCCGGCGATCCAGGCTGGCTCAAGGCCCAGATGGTACTACGAGGCACCAATCCGCACATCAATGCCCAAGCCCAAGAGCAAGCTCTGCAACGGACCTCGGAACGGCTGATCATTCACCATCTCACCTATGATCACCACACCCAGGAGCATGCTCATCTGGGCGATCTTATCACCGTGTGCGATCCCTGTCACAAGGCCGCTCACACCGCCGATCCCTGGTTACATGCACCCAAGCCTTACGAGGGCTACTACACCCAGTTCGTGTCCTCACCCTACTGGCACCAGGTCCGCCAAACGGTACTGCGCCGAGACGGCTGGCGTTGTCGCCACTGTGGCTCGGCCGGGCATACACCCGAGCCGGTCTTCCAGATGCCTCGGTCAAAGAGGGGCACTATGAACATGCTGATCAAGGCGCTTGAGTCATGAGCCTCACCCCAGTGGCCTGGAGCCGCTCTCAGAGCCTCTACACCACCACCCCGCCCACCAGTGTCCACCTGCTGCCCGAGGGGGCTGAGAAGACCCTGTGCGGGATCCTGGTGCCCAAGCAGGCCCGTCCTGGCTACCAGCGCCCTCGGGGGCTGTCCTGGTTCGAGATCCGGGTCTACCCAATCGATGTCACCGACCCCAGCGAGTGGGACCTGAGCGAGGACGAGGCCGATGAGATCCCCCAGTGCCAGCGCTGTCAGAAGGCCACCGCCAAGACGACGCGTTGCGAAGGATCACTGGCCTACATCGGCGTGTCCCGGCCGGGCCAGGGTGAGGCCTACTGCCCGGCCTGTAGCCAGGTGGTGCCCACCAACTCCCTGGGTCAGTACCGACCTCACCAGAGGCGACTTGCCTCCTCTAAGGATTCCTGCTAATGTACCTGTCATGGCCACCACCCGCAAACCTCAGGCGGCTCGCGCCAAGCGAGCCATGAACCCCCTGGTCACCTTGCGGGCCAGCACCATCCCCTCGAAGAAGCGGGTCGCCTCCAAGCGGGCCTGCCGGGGCCGGGTGGTCCAGGATTAGATCTCACCGACGCATGGCACCGTCTGCGCCGGGGGCTGGGAGGCCCCTGGTGGCGGTAGTCGAGTCCATGCGAGCCCCGGCGCGAACGGCTTGAGCCCGGAAACTGACCTCTGACAACCAAAACCACAGAGTACGCAGGGATGCCAGCCCTGCCGGAGAGAGTGGGAGGGCTCCCGAGCCCGCCAGGCTGCGATGCGACCAAGCTCCGGGTACGAGATCAGGCAGGACCGTAGTGCCGCAGTACACCTGGACTGGAGAGCCCCCGCCTACAACGGGGGCTCTCCCCTTTCCCAGGGCGACTGGACTTCTCTAAGAAAACCTGCTAATGTGACTGCCATGACCACCACCCCCCAATCCTGTCCACGATCCCTCGGTGGACCTGTGGAACTGCCCCTGCCGGGAATGCACCGACCTGGAGTACCAGGTCAGCGACACCGATCTGAACCTGGACGAGTTCCGGGCCGATCAATGGCCGGAAGTGTGGGGTCAATCATGAGCCAGCGCGCCACCGACCGCCGTAAGGCCGCTGTACGGGCCGCCTGGGCCGCCAAAGCCGGGAAACGGGCTGACCTGGCCTCCCACCTGGCCGAGCGCCACCAGAGCCTCACCATGCGGGCTAGCTGGACCGCAGGCCAACTGGCCCAGGCCCATGCCGAGGCCCACCACCGCCAGACCCCCAACCACTTGCACGCCGGGATCAACCGGGGCTCCAATGAGCGTCCAGCAGGCTGGTACACCGGCCTCGACGTGATCGAGCGCGGACGGCCATGAGCTACCAGATCTACACCGACGGCATCTTCGGCGGCATCCGCGAGAGCGACGAAGAGCCCAATGGCGACGACGTGTTCAAGACCTTCGCCCCGGCCAAGCGCGAGCTTGTGCGGCGCATGCAGTTCAGGGCCGACGAGTACCGCACGGCGGCTCGGGAGTTCCGCCGTTACACCCTCAAGGACGTTGAGCGGGGGCGGTCATGACCCACCTCAAGGCCGGGGCGCGTTTCGAGCATGCCCGCTACATCCAGGGCTCCCCCAAGGCGGGGACGGCCCGACCCGACATCTGCACCGTCACCCGCGTGGCCACGGGCACGGTGTACTACCGCACCGAGACCGGCATGAAGATGAAGCAGGACATCGAGCGCTTCGCTGACTCGGTCAAGCGCTGGCTGGAGGGCTGATGGGGGAGCGCCCGAAGGGGCCTCAACTCGACTGGGATCCCGATGGAGACCAGCGCAGCGACCGCCAGAAGGCTCTGGCCCAAGACATCATCGCCCGCTACCAGCAGCATGAGCGGGAGGGCACCCTGCCCCGTGGTGGTCGAGGGATCTTCTACGACCTGCGCCCGACCGGCATGGGCCACGGCCTGACCTACCGCAAGAAGAACACCGAGCCCCAGGAGTTCGGGGACATGGAGGCTCATGAGACCCACGTCGCGGACCTCCTGCTCATGCTGCGCCGGGCGCTGATCATCCCCGAGTCCTGGGTGGCCGACGCCCATGCGCCGGACCCTCTCATCATCCCCAGCTACGACGATGCCCAGGACTTCGCCAGCGAGACCATGGCCCGAGCCCAGGAGTTCCAGCCCAACCTTCAGAAGGACCAGGACGTGTACCTGGTGCTGTGGTGTGAGGCCGCCGATCTGATGCCCCGGATCACCCAGATCTCGACCCCCTATGGCGTGAACGTGTTCTCAGGCGGGGGCTCGGACGGGCTGAAGATCAAGACCCGCATCGCCCGAGAGGCCGCCTCCCGCGGCATCCCCACCATCATCGGTCACATCGGGGACCGCGACGACGCCGGGGAGAGGAACATCTACCGGCCCCTGGTGCGCGACACGGTGGCCTGGGTGGAGAAGTGGTTCGGGCTGGCCAAGCCGGACGGCTGGCTGCCCCAGGGGATCCCCTCCCGGCCGGGCGGGTGGCTGGACTGGAAGCGCCTGGCCCTGACCGTGCAGCAGGCTCGGGACTGGGATCTCCTGGACGATCACGGCAAGGCCGAGGCCGACGGTATCCCGGTCCCGGAGTTGGACGCCCTGCTCCGGCGATGGTTCCGCCAGCACCTCGATGCCGACATCCGCCGCCAGGTGAAGGGGGAATGGCTCAGTGAGCGCCAGGCCCTGCCGCAGGCCATTGCCGAGGCCGTGGCCGACATGACCTGGCCCGAGGACACTGATCCTGACGACTGACTGGACTCCTCTAAGGATTCCTGCTAACGTGTCTTCCCGTGACCACCATCCAGAAAACCATCGAGGGGCTCCAGGCCCGCAACTTCTTCGGGATCGCCTCGGCCGCCAAGCGGGGCCGTAACCCCAAGTTCCCCTACGTGCCGGTCATCAAGCTGGTCGATGCCGAGGGCAACCCCAGCGTCGGCCTGTCCCAGACCCAGCAGATCAGGGGTCTGGCCTACGTCACCCGCGACGAGGCCATGACCAGGTCCCAGCGCCACATCGACGCCGCCTTCGTCCGGTTGGCTGAGGAGCTTGGCCAGCCCCACAAGCGGGCACTGCGCGAATGGCACGGCCTGCCCCGTGAGCTTTCCGAGGTGACGGTCTGATGCCCTGCGAGCCCTTCACCCATGACTCCGCCCCTGATCCGCCCAACCGGGCGGACTGGCGGCAATCCACCACCACCTGCACCCGCTGTGGAGAAGTCCGCAACGCCCTCACCGGCCGGACTCAAGCTGAGCAGGAGCGACTGGACTCCTCTAAGGAAACCTGCTAATGTGACTGCCATGACCACCACCAAGATCTCCGCCCAGGGCGTGAGCCGTCAGCTTCGTAAGGCTGGCTTCGTGCCCTCCTTCGACCGCCGCCGCGAGGGCGTGCGGGTTCGCAAAGGCTTCGCTGGGGCCGTCACCGTCAGCGCCGATCTGGATCACTCCGGTGAGGCCTCTCGCCTGGCCGACGACCTGGCTGACGCCCTGAAGGGACTGGGCTACGCCATCGAGCGCCATGACACCATCCTGACCGTCACCCGCCCCACGCACGCCCCCTGCGCCACCTGCTACTCGGACAACCTGTTCAGCGGGTTCTTCGACCTGGAGGGCTACGCCGTCCCTGACGACAGCGGCGACGGCTGGCGCTGGACCACCTACTGCAACCAATGCGGGGCCGAGCAGTCCTGATCCCCCACTATCTCCCACTTGAGCCGCCCTCCGGGGCGGCTCTTCTCGTAGGTGGACCGTCCCACGTTTGACCGGTCCTGTCGCGGATTTCGAGACTCGCCGCTCCCGATGCCCGATGGGGGACTTAGTCGGGGCCTGGGGGCCTAGGACCAGACGGGCTAACTACCGCGCTGGCCTGAGCCTAGCCGTTGCCGGGCCGACTTGACTTCTCTAAGGATCCTTGCTAACGTACCTGCCATGACCACCACCAAGAAGTCCAAGTCCGCCAAGCCTCGCCGGGACGTGTACGGCGACATCTCCGACAAGCTCATCGCCCAGATCGTGGCCGAGGGCCGTCTGACCTGGCACCGGTCCTGGAAGAACGTGGACGGCGTGTCCATGTTCCCGATCTCCCTCTCGACAGGCCGGAACTACCGGGGCATCAACCCCTGGATCCTCCTGGCCGAGGCCCTGGACAAGGGCTACAAGTCCAACCGCTGGGGCACCTACAACGAGTGGGCGCGCCAGGGCGGCATGGTCCGCACCGTCGTCGGCCAGAACGCCAAGGGCCGCGACATCGTCAAGTACTTCTCGCCGGTCCTCGAAGACGGCAGTGTCGATCCCACCCCTCGCGGTGTCCGCAAGGGCGAGAAGGGCACCGAGATCACCCTGTGGATCCAGATCTACATCACCGAGATCGATGAGGCCACCGGCAAGAAGAGCCGCAAACGCATCCCCCTCCTCAAGACCTACCACGTCTGGAACCAGGACCAGGTGGCCGCCGAGACGTTGCCCGAGAAGCTCCTGCCCGCGGCCCCCGGCGAGGCCCCCGAGGAGTTCGATCCCATCGAGGCGGCCGAGGCCATCGCCTCCGGCTACACCGAGGTGGATGTCCGCCACGGCGGCAACCGGGCCTACTACAGCCCCTCGGCCGACTACATCGGCATGCCCGAGCGCCACCAGTTCGACGGGGCCGAGGAGTACTACTCGACGCTGTTCCATGAGATGGGCCACTCCACCGGCCACGCCAGCCGCCTGGCCCGCAAGGACCTCATGGAGATGCACCACTTCGGGGACACCAGCTACTCCAAGGAGGAGCTTGTGGCCGAGATGACCGCCGCCATGCTGTGCGGGATCGCCGGGATCGACAACGAGACGGTGGACAACTCGGCCGCCTACCTGCAGGGCTGGCTCCGCAAGCTGGCCGACGAGCCCAAATGGCTCCTCCAGGCCGCCACCAAGGCCTCCGAGGCCGCCGACTACATCCAGGGCATCAAGTACGCCAAGGACGATGCTGAGGCCCCTGAGAGCCCCGCAGAGGCCGCCGAGGAGGTGGCCAGCCTGGTCTAAACGTCGCTGACCCGGCCCTGAGCCACCCGAGCCCCCTCTATCACCGGAGGGGGCTCGGACGCGCCGGGGGCCTGGAGGTCGTCCTCCATCAAGCGGAACCCTTCGGGCGGGCCGATGGTCAGGGTGCCGCGGGGATGGTTGGGGCAGACGATGACGGGGATCTGGTAGCCGCTCTCGGTGCGGATGGTCTCCTCCCGGTGACGCTCCTCGGGCAGAGGAGCGCTACAGCCGGGACAACGCTGGGCAGGCATGGTCCTCCTAGTAGTAGTACCGGCGGGGACCGGTGTAGCCCCCTCGCCAGGTCCGGCCCGCCCAGAACAGGTCCAGGATGCCCAGGGCTATCGCCAGCACCCCCAGCAGGACGTGGAAGGGGAAGATCAGGAAGGCCAGAAAAATGAAGCCGATGATGATCAGAGCGATTCCAAGTGCCATGCCGGGGGTTTTACCCAGGACCACGGGCTCGCCACACAAAGGGTGATGCTAAGACCGTTTCAAGTGGTCTCTTACTGGCGGATGTTGGCCAGCTTGGTCTGGACCTCATCGATCTTGGTCTGCACCGTCACCCGCAGGGCGTCGAACTCCTGCTGGACAGTGGCTATTAGCTGCTTGAGGGAGTCCACCACGGCGGCCACATCGTCGGCTACCGGGCTGTCAGAGGCGGCGGGATCAGGCGGGGTAGGAGCGGTGTCGGTCATGGGTCGGAGGGTATCACTACGACTATGACCCACGATACGAGCCAAGAGGTGGCCCAGCAGATGGCTACCAAACAACGCGAGGACGAAGAGCGCGCCCGTGCCGAGATGCAGGGCCTGACTCCGGAAGCAGAGACCCAGGAGGGATCCTCCTACTCCGAGTCCACGGTGGCGGAGTTGAAGGACGAGCTAGCCGAGCGGGACCTGCCGAAGTCCGGCAAGAAGGAGGACCTGGTGGCCCGGCTGGAGGAGGATGACCAGAAGGGCTCGGACCAGCCTGCCCAGGAGGAGGGTCGGAGCTAGCCCACCCGGACGAACTCCAGGACCCACTCGCAGATGACCCTGAGGTCCCCGTTCTGGCCGTGGCGCTGGCGGCGGACATCCACCGGGGTGCGGTCCAGGCACAGCCAGCCCAGGCCCTCCAGGGCGCTCTGGTGCCAATCGGTAACCGGCATGATCGCGCCACCGCGGATGTGGTCGGAGATGTCCAGGAGCAGGTGCGCCCATCTTCCGCAGACGCGGGTCGTCTCGGCCCAGGCGGCGGTGTGGAAGGACCGGTACTCCTCGCCCCATTGCAGGATGGCGCTGGAGGCCGGGTGGGGGTCCCGGCCCAGGTAGTGCTTGTAGGTGTGGCGGCGTGACAGCCCCGAGCCCCCACAGGCCCTGCAGGGGTCTCTCAGGTCGCCCTGGAGGCCGGTGCCTCTGCAGGGCTTGCAGGGGTCCCGGTTGTCATGGTGGTCCGCCATGCGGTTGCCGAAGCAGGGCGAGGTGGCCACCCACAGGAAGGTGCCTGCCCGAAAGGGCAAGCTCAGAGCATTGCCGACGACCTGGGTGGCCCACTCGGGCTCGATCTCGATCATGACCGGGCGGATGTGACCAATGTCACTGAGTCCACCCGTACCGGCGAAGGGGTCCAGAACGATTGCCCCTTTGGGCAATCGAGCCGCGATGACCTCCAGGATGGGGGCGGACCAGGTAGCCGGATGCTCCCGGACAACAAGCTGTGGTTCGACGTATCTACCAGTCATGGAGTATCAGGAAGCGAAGACGATAACCCCCCACGGCTGCACGGCGGACGACTTGAGGGACTTGCTGAAGAGGATCGAGGAGCAGGGGATGCCGACGATCAACCGCAGAACGCGACGCCATGCTCAGAGAGTGGGGGACAGAGCCAGGAAAGCCAAGACCTCAATCACACCGTGTAAAATCCCCGCAACCCCCGTAGCGGACATCGCAGTGCAGGCACCCGGCCTCGTAGACCAGGGAGGCCACCCCACAGCGCGGGCAGGTCTGACCCCGGTCCAGAGCCATGGGGCCAGCCTCCAGGAGTCCAGGAGGCCCGGAGAGGCCTCCAGGAGCCTCTAAGAGCGCTTGAGAGGGATCGGGCTGGTAGATGCGCTCCAGGAGCTTGCCGACGCCGTCAGCGACACTGAGGACCTTGCCCGGCCCGAAGCCGTCCATGGTCCGCCCGCCGATGCCCTTGAGTTGGTCGGTGATGGCCGCCACCGACACCCCCGAGCGCAAGGCGATGGAGATCATGCGGGCCAGGGCCTCCACGTCGGCGTTCTTGTCCGAGCCGTGCTTGCCCACCGAGATGCGGCAGTCGAAGGGGCGGCCGGGGTGGTCGGGATGCTCGGTGACGTAGACCTGCAGGGTGCCGAAGCCGGTCTTGACCGGGAAGGTCCGGGTAGGCAGGCCCTCGGTGGCCGCGCTGACCGGGATGGGCATGGGGGTGATGGTCTTCCAGCCGTTGGCGTGGGCCTCGAAGCTGACTGGCTCGGGGATGGTCTCGACCTCGGCGGACGGGGCCGACAGGACCTCCAGGGAACGGCTGCCCTGGCGGTAGATGGTGATGCCCTTGCAGCCCAGTTGGTGGGCCAGCCGGTAGGCATGCTCCACCTCGCCCACGGTGGCCTCATGGGGCAGGTTGATGGTCTTGGAGATGGAGTTGTCCACCCAGGCCTGGGCCGCCGCCTGCATGCGGATGTGTTCCTGGTAGCTCAGGTCCCCGGCCACCACGAAGGCGTCGCGGACCGTCTGGGGCAGGTCGCCCACGGCCTGACAGGAGCCCCCCTCGGCCGCCACCTGGTCCACGATGGCCCGGCGACGGGACTGGTCGTAGCCCAGGCCGGTCAGAGCCTGCTCGAAGAGCGCCGAGGCATAGTGCAGGCTGATGTTCTGGCCCTCCTGCATGACCTTGCGCTCGAAGGTCAGGGCGAAGAAGCACTCGATGCCCGAGCCCTCGCAGTCGGCCACGTTGGAGATGGTGCCGGTGGGGGCGTAGGTCAGCAGGCAGGCGTTGCGGATGCCGTAGGACTCGATGCCCTCCTGGATGATGTGCCAGTCCAGCACCGGACGACCCCAGCCCCGGACATGCTCCACGCTGCCAACCGGCGGTGACCAGGTGAATAGGCCGGGCTGAATCTCGGTGCCCCAGCCCCGACCGGAGATGAGCTTGGGGTCGTAGATGGAGCCCTCGATCCAAGGGAAGGCCCCGCGAGCCTGGGCGCGCAGGATGGAGGCGGACATGGCGTGGAAGCGCAAGAACTCGGTGACCTGGGAGACGAAGTCCTCCCCATCAGGAGAGCCGTAGCGGATGCCGAGCAGGGCCATGGCGTCGGCCACGCCCATGTAGCCGAGACCGATGCGGCGCTCGTTCAAGGCCATCTCGGCTAGCTCGGGCACCGACTCCACGTAGTGGTTGGCATCGATGGCGTCATCGAGGAAGTTGACCGAGGTGTGGATGGCCTGGGCCAGGCCCTCCCAATACAGGAATGCCTCGCCGGAGTTCTGGCCGTTTCTCACGAAGCGTTGCAAGGCTATGGATCCCAGATTGCAGGAGCCATACGGCGGTAGCCATTGCTCACCACAGGGGTTGGTGGCCTCATAGTGGTAATGCAGTGGACAAGGGTTATCACGCTCGGCTCGATCGATGAACAACAGGCCGGGGTCCCCGAACTTCCAGGCGTCCTCTGCGATCTCCGCGAAGAGATCACCGGCCTTGATGGTCTCATAGACCCGGCCCTTATAGACCAGGTCGAACTCGGCCTCCTCCTGCACCGCGGTCATGAAGTCCTCGGTGACGGCCACCGAGATATTGAAGTTGGAGATCTTGCCCTCTTCGATCTTGGCCCGGATGAAGCGAGTCACGTCGGGATGGTCGCAACGCAGCACGGCCATGTTGGCCCCCCGGCGCGAGCCACCCTGGGCGATGGTGCCGAACACGGCGTCATAGCTGCCCAGGAAGCCCACCGGCCCCGAGGCCCGGCCCATGGATCGCGACACCACGGCGTTGGCTGGGCGCAGGCGGGAGAAGTCAAAACCGTTGCCGCCGCCGGTCTGCTGGATCAGCACCGCGTCCCGCAGGGTGGAGTAGATCCCGGCCCGCTCCCGACCCAGGTCGTCATCGATGGGCAGCACGAAGCAGGCCGATAGCTGGCCCAGCGGGGTCCCGGCCCCGGTCCAGGTCGGGCTGTTGGGGAACATGAGCCGGTCATCGAGCAGGTCCCGGTAGGCCTTGTAGACCTCCTGCTCGGCGGAGGCCGGGGCGGCGGTGGAGTACTGGCCCGGCGGGCTGTGGCCCTTCTCGTACAGGTGGGTGACCTTGGCCACGGTGGCCGCCACGCGGGCCACTACCTGCTCGGGGGTCTCGGTCGGGTTACCCTGCTCGTCTTTGCGCGAGTAACGCAGATCCATGATCTGGCGCGCGTTCGAGGACAGTTCCATCAGGTTCCAGCCCTTCTGCCTCTCCAGCCTGAGAGGGCAAGATCACGTTAGTCAACCGGCCGTAGGCTTGCCATCCCAGGTGATTGCAGGTGGGGCACAGCCGGGTGGAGCTATGACTCTTGAGACGGCGCTCGTCGGTGCGGGTGCCTTCCTCCCAGACCCTGACCACCTCCCAGTCGATCCCGGCGGCGTTGACGGCCCGCAGGAACCTCGATCCCCGCCCGGCGCGGTGGTAGGCCATGCGGGACTCCAGGGCGGTCTGGAGGGGATGTCGGTCGGTGTCCACGAAGCCCAGGTAGTGGTTGGCGTGTTGGTAGGGCTGGGCGAAGTGGATCAGGTACAGGGCCATGGCGGGATCATCTCAGGAGGGTGTGACGATCTGGTGGGGAGGCGGGCCAGGGCAGTCATGGCTGACCTTGAGGGCGTCCTGGGTCTCGGTCAGTTCATCCCAGGAGGTGGGCCACTCCTGACCGCAGCTATGGCAGTAGATGGTCACCGCCTCGTAGTAGTCGAGGTCATGATCCATTCGGGGGCTCCTCGCGCCACATGGCCGACGGCGTGGGACCTGTTTGGTTCTGGTATTTGGAACCAAGCTCGGGGCTGCCGTAGGGCCGGTCAGCCATGCCCGAGCCCATGATGAAGACCATCTGGGCGATCTTCATGTAGGGGTAGAGGCGAATGGGGCGCTGGGTCATGTTGGCCAGTTCCAGGGTGGCCTGGCCATTCCAGCCGGGGTCGAAGTACCCGGCCGCCTCGATCTGCAGGCCCAGGCGGGCCAGGGAGGACTTGCCCGATAGCTGAGCCACCATGCGCCCGTTGAGCTTGATGCGCTCCACCGAGGAGGCCAGGATGAACTCGCCGGGGTGCAGCACGAAGGGATGAGGGACGGTCTCAGGGTAGGTGTAGGGCTGCTCGATGGCGGGGTCCAGGGCCTCCATGCGGGGGTCCAGGCGGCGGATGGTCGGGTTCAGCCGGATGTCGTAGGAGGCCGCCTGAAGGTGGTCCTCGTTGTAGGGCTCGATCTCGATCTCACCGGTTAGCAGGGCCTGTTTGATGTCCCGGTCCACCAGGATCAAGCGTCGTTCTCCCAATCATAGAAGGAAGGGGCAGGAGGAGATAGGACACGCACATGCTGATGCCATTCCCCATCCACACAATCATCGTAGCCATCGTAGTTATCATCAGCTTGGACCGGTGTTTGCATGTGATAAGTCGTCGCCATAACGATGACGATCATAGCCAGGACTATCAAGACGCCAATGATCACCAGCAGCCACACAGAGTTACCCAGCGGCAGGACACCCACCATGGTGCCACCCTAGCGAGCCGCCTATCGATTGTCAAGCATCCCTATAATGCTAGGGCTTGACGACCTCCGGGCCGGGCTCGGTCGATGTGCCCGGCTGAGCAGGCTGAGCCTGGGCGATGAACTGGTCACCCGGCTGGTGGACCTGCTCGCTGATCCCGGCCAGTTCCCGTAGGTCCTTCAGGTGACCCGGCTGGGATAGCTCCAGGTGATGGAGGTCGCAGACCGGTAGCTGATGCTCGTCGGGGGCGGCCACCACGATCATCTGGGTGCTGGCCGGGCGGGTGCAACCGGGGACCATGCAGTTGAGGACGGGCTCGGCCGCTCCGGTGGCTTCGGGATACTCAGGGGTGCTGGTCATCAAGACTCCATGGCCTCGTTGGGGTAGGTCCAGGTGGCCACGATGCGAGCCACCTCCTCGGCCCCCGTGTCATGGGGCATGACATCGGTGCCCGCCTCAGTCACCATACCCTCTTGATCCACCACCGAATAGCTCCAGGGGCCGTCGTAGTTGGCCCAGATGGCGAAGGGCGGCTGCCAGCCTCCGGGCAATCCTGGGGCTTCACTACCGGCCTCGGCCAGGTCATAGAGATCGGGCTCGACGTAACCCCCAACGTAGATCAGGGGTCGCTCCCCCTGCTGCATCAGCCGGGAGGGCACCTCTAAGGCTCTCAGCAAGGTCACTACCGCGGCATAGTGGTCCCGCGCCCCGAAGGGGTCCTCCTCGCTCCAGGTCCCACACCGGCAGCCCATGGCCTTGCATCCGGTCGCTCCGTTGCCATGAAAGCTCAGGGGATGATGGCAGGACGCACACTTCTTCTGAACTACAGGCTCGCGACTGGAGTTCTCCGAGGGTGCCTCGACTGAGGACATGGGGTCAGCATACCCAGGTGTGCTTGCTAGACCAATCCGCTCAGTCGCGGTCGAGCCCCCACCGGGCTGGATCGGTGGGGGATCGACAAGGCCCACAAGGACCACCACGCATCCTGTGTTCCCACAGCCTTTTGAAGATCTTGAGATCAAACTGCAGAAATGGTGACCAGGATTGGCTAGATCATACCCACCAACCGTCCCACTGACCACATCATCTTCTACTGCGCCGCCCCGTGCCGCTGAATCGACCCCGAGCAGGCGAATAGCCACTGCCCATGGGACGGTTGCGGCCACCCCAGTTGCGAAGGGCGTTGATGGGGTCACCGGCTGATACCTCCGCGGCCTGTTCGGCCGGGGTAGGCAGCCCACCTTGCGCGCCCCCTCGCATCCGCAAGGACGAAAAGGCCTCGCCCACGAAGGCGGAAATCTCATTTCCAATCAGGGCATGCACCAGGATCATCATGCAGTCGGCCACGTCCTTGGTTTGCACCGGACCAGCCGTCGGATGATCGACTTTGTTCTCGCCTACTTTCTGCAGGAAGACAAGCTCATCCTCGGCCTGCTGATAGTACGGAGCATGGACCAGACTCAGCCCTATAGCCGTCTTGAAGGTCTCGGCTATGGTCCAGTTCATGGGCGCGGTGGCGGTGCGCTCAAAGACCTGGACCCGCTTGGCGAAGTTCCTGGTTCTCACCCACTTCATCAACCTGGATATCATCCAGTTCGAATAACCCTGGTCGAAGGTGACCTCAGTAGGCATGAAAGCGTCGATGTAGCCCTGGATGGATTTCTCGATATAATCGTAATCGATCTGGTATTCGTTCTCCGGGAAGTTGGCTGGCTCCCAGTGGGTGATGTAATCGAAGACGACGTGCGGAAAGTCATCCTCGCCGTAGCGGACCACATGGGCCACTGCGAAGCCGAAGTTCGCCCCCGACTTCGAGGGGTCCCCATGAGCCTTGTAGAGGACGGCCAGCTTGCCCTCTTCACGCATGTGCAGGTTGAGGGGGTTCTGTTCTGGCCATGGCAGCCAGATGGCCTTCACACGATCCTCGTTGAGGTACGCATCGAGGACGGCGGCCCAATGGCTGCGCCGCTCCACCGCGAAGGTCTCGGGATTGGCGGCCTCGATGCGCTGTAGCTGCTTGTCGTAGACCTGCTGGGCGCGCCGCTGCTGAGGCAGGCAATAGCCATGGCCGCGGGAGTGGGGAGGACCAGCCGAGGGACGACGACGGGGATGCTCGAACTCAGCCCGGCCCATGGTGGGGATGTGGTCGGAGCGCTCCCAGTCGATGTAGGGATCCCAGGAGGTCAACTGGATCAGCAGCATCTCCGGTCGGACGATCTCGCCCGGCTCCAGCCCGTCGGTGCCATCGGAGACGGCCAGGGCCTGCACGGCGTTGTCGTAGAACTGGCCGGTCTTGGCCCAGGGGCTGGAGGCCTCGTACATCCAGGCATCAACTCCGAAGGTGTCGAGGGCCGGGGAGGCCGACTGGTACACCTCGGCGGCGTCGGACTTGGCCACCTGGCGGACGACGTGGGCCATCTCATCGAAGAGCAGGGCGAACACGGCCGGGCCTCGGGCGGCCATGGCCGTGGACTCCTTGGGCAGGATGATAAACGTGGCCATGTCCCCGTCCTCGTAGATACCGAGGTCCTCGCGGGCGTTGATGCGCTTGTTGTCATGGGGAGCGCGCAGGGTCAGGCTCTCGCCCAGGGATCGGGAGAAATAGGGGGCAAAGCACTTGCCGCCTTTGATGATGTCAGTGACATCGCGCCACTGGTTGACGGTGGCCTGCTCCTTCTTCCCGGCGAAAACCAGCATGGACAACCGCCGGTCGCGATCAATGCCGTAGTACTCCTGGGGATCTCCTTTGCACAGGTAGTGCCACAGCACGTAGGCGGCCCCGATACCGCCCAGGTAGCCCTTGGAGCCCCGGCGGCCGATGATGTTGAGCCATTCTCGGAACCAGGGGCGACCCTCGGCCTTGCAGATCTGGATGCGCTCGAAGATGTCGGGCTGGATGCCGTTCTCCTCGGTCTCGCGGAAGGAGCGGGTCCAGCCGTCGATAACCTCCAGGTCGTAGTCGGTGAAAAGCTCGTCCTGCAGGAAGGCCACCTTGAGCATGGTGGCCTGGCGGGGATACAGGTTTCGATGCAGGAAGGCGTCTGAGAGGGTGAACTCGATGATGTCGGGGATCCACAGTCCCGTCTCGTCCTCGGTCAGTTGCGCCATCCGGGCCGACAGAACGTTGGCCATTAGGCATCCGGTACGGGAAAGGTGACACCTTTCATGTCGGGCTCGATACCGGCGACATCGTTGATCACCTCAAAACGCTGTCGATCGAAATCGAAGGGCTTCCGTTCGCAGCGATCAGAGATGGTGATATCGAAGGCATAGACATCGTCCAGTGGCTTCCCTCCTTCATCCATGCAGGAGTACACCTGGACATTGACGACCAGCCCTATTTCCTCAAAACGTTCGATGGCCTCCTTGCGGAATGCCTCCACCGGGACATAACTGCCCTGCTTCGCATTGAGCTTTTCGAGGACCTTCTCGACCTGGATTATCTCCGAGTCGTACAGGTCGATCTGCGGCAGAACTTCATTAGGCACGTCAACCCACCTTGGCCGCGCACTTGGTGCAACGGGCGCTCTGCTCGATGACGATATGGCCACCGATGGACTCCAGCCGACGGCGGGTCCCGGCCGGTACACCGGGTTCCAGGGCGGCATTGGTGAACAAGTTGACCAGGTCGAACTGAGAGGCGTTCTCGTCCGGGATCATGTCCGGCACCAGGCGGACCAGGTGGGTGGCCACCCGCTCGGGCAGCTTCTGCTCCTGGGCCACCCGCAGGACGGCCTGAGAGGCGTCTCCGAGGGGCTCCTGGCGTAGCTGGTAGAAGTGGTGGATGTCCGCCTCCACCTCGGAGTAGAGCCGTCGGGAGATGATCTCGAAGGAGTCCAGGAACTCCGAGTGCGAGGCTCCCCGGCCGTCCATCTTGGCCGCCGCGTCCGCGATCTCCATGCCGTTGGTGCAAACCAGCCGATAGACCAGCTTCTGCACCTGGGGCATCATGTGCTTGCGGAGATCCTGGCTGTAACGCAGGCCACCATGGCAGATGTCACCCAGCTTGCGATCGCCGCCGGTCAGGCCCGTCTCCGGGGAGACCACGTCCAGGCGGAAGTCGGTGAGGTTGATCCACCACTCCAGGATCTGAGCCTCCTCACCCACGATGCGCTCTGCGATCTCGATCACCGAGAGCGGCTCGATGGGATCCAGACGGGCCTCCAGGATGTCATGGATGCCATGCTCTGAATGGCGGACCCGGACTTCGTTATGGACCTCACCCAGCAGTCCATTGACGATGTAATCAGCCATGGAATCGTTGACACGATCCAGGAACGAATAGGGGATGTTCAGGAACTGGGAGAAGACGTTGCGTGCCCCCAGGGCCGAAATGGTCAGATGATCTTCCGGGCCTACACGTATTCTCACCGAAGGTTCCGCACCCCCGAAGTTGACCCTGATGTCATCGGTGGTGCAAACGAGTTTGGAATCGGGGGGAGCGACCTGGCTAGCGATCTCCTCCAGGGTTATCCCTGACAATGTACGGACACCAAACATAGGACTTTCCTCTCAGTGAGGTGTTACAGAGACTCGGCATGGTCAGATATCGGGGGGATCTCATCGGTTGATGAGCCCATGTGCGTCTGATTGTAATCAGCCTTGGCATCGACCGGCGGCAAGCCAGTGTGACCGGATCGCTCCAATGGGACCCGGCTCTCCTGGACCTCTTCTACGGTCCCATACATGCCCATGGCTGGGTTCTCGCGCAAATCCCACATGAACTTGATCCAGTCTTCCTGGCTCATGTAGGAGCGAGCGCCCTCGATGATAGCCATCACCGCGTCCTCGTCCAGGGCCTGCTCCCCCTGGGCACGGGCCTCGATGGCGGATAGCTCCTTGGCCGCGGCCAGGGTGTCCTTCACGTCCGGCTCGGCCAGGCCGGTGGCGATGCGCTCGAAGCCCCGCTGCATGATGGACTGCACCACCACCCACTGATCGACCAGGGGAGCGGCGTTGTCGGCGGTGGACAAGCGCAGCATCTTGGCCCGGCGCTCGATGACGGCCCGGCGTAGAGACTCCGGCAGGGGCATGTGCCCGGTCTCGAAGTGGCGGCGGATCTGGTCCTTGGACAGCCCGGCGTCGGTGGGCAGGTGGTCCGCGATGGTGCCCCAGGAGTAGCCCATGATGATGAGGTTCTCGATCTCGGCACGGTGGATCGAGCGGCAGGTGTCGCAGTTGCGAACCACCCGCATGGGGTAGTTGGTGCCGCCGATCCGGTAGATCACCGAGGTCTGCGGAGGAGGAGGGCCGGTCATTCGTCTAGTGATGCCCCGTACTCCTGCACGAAGGTCTGCAGCCGCTCCAGGCCCCGACCTCGGGCCTGAGCGATGCCATCCCTGGAGTTTAGGTCCGGCCGCGCCGCGTTGTGCCGCCGGTTGAACATGCCCTGGCGCAGGGAGGACTCAGGGAACCCCGAGGAGGTGAGGATCTCCCGCTTGGCCCGGCTCTTCTGCTTCCAGGGGGTGAGGATGTCCGCCTTGTCGCTATAGCGGGTCACCCCCTTCAACGACTCTTTGATGATGCGATCGGCCTCGTCTTCCAATATGCGGTTGGTGCCATGATGCATGGACATTACTCATACCTCTTATCCAGCATTATAAAAGTCGATACGGACGTTTGGAATCCTCCCGGTACGGAGGTGATCCAGGAGCTTCTCAAGTCCCTTAGTCGCATACATGGCAACAGGGTTAGTGGGCGATACGCCCATCATCTCAGCAGCATCCTTCTCCAGGACATTCTCATAGAGACAGAGAAAGATGGCCTGATATTGTCGTCTGGGCAGGGCTATCTGTGAGTATCTGTAGATTCGTTCGAGATCCCAGTAGTTGAACTCATGGCCATGCCAGATGAGATCTTCTGCCCCACCGGACTCGACAAAGGATCGGAAGGCTTGCAAGTTGCGGAATAGCTCTCGCAGGGTCGAGACAGACCAGCCATCCAGTTCCTCACCATCATGGGAACCCAACTCAGATCACTGAACTGCCCTTCTCTGGCCCATCCGATCGGGGTCCCCTGTAGTCGGAGACACGGCGTCCCAAAACACCGTCGCCTCTAACCTTGCAGATTCAAACGACCCGCGCAAGAAATCACACTGTCGAGATGACCATGAGGCCTAGCGATGCAACAGGCTGTCCTTCAGGCGATCGGCCAGACGAGTCATGGTCCGTACCAGGGCATCAGCCTTCCGGGAGTAGAAGGTCATCTGGATGGCGAAGTAACGCTCGTCGGCGCTCCAGATGCGCCCGGTGGCCTCCCGATCCTGCACGGTACCGGACATGGGGGCGTCGAAGCCAATGCTGAAGCGCTCCTCCCACTGGCCCTTGGCGAACATGGCCTCACCCCAGGCGTCGGCGGCCTTCTGCTCCCAGTCATAGAGCCGGGTGGCCAGGGTGAACAGGATGGTGTCGCGCTTGTCGGTGGTGAGCAGGGACCAGTCCTCGATGAAGCTGCCGTACTCGTCCTTGGCCCACATGGTCCAGCCGTGGCGGTCCTTCTGGACCTGGTCATCCACCGTGAGCGGGGTGCGGACGATGTCGTAGATGTGGGCCAGGACCCGATAGGCGTCCGCGAACTCCAACACCAGGCGATCCTCGGCGGCCAGCTTGGCCTTGGTCAGGATGATGGCATCCTCGGGCCGCCAGTCGGTTCGCATGCGGGCGAAGCCCGGCGTGCGGAACTTGCGGGTGTGTTCGATGTCGGAGTCCAGCGGGGTGTCAGCGTCCTTGCCCGCCTCGATGGCGGTCTCCTGGGCGGCGGTGAGCCCGCTCTGACGAGGCTTACCCTGATTCGCCATCGTTGCTTCCTTCCATGAACAACAGGCCCAGGCTGAGCGCGTCACAGACATGCTCGTTCCAGTAGCCGGTGGGCCGCTCGATCTTATGGGCCTCCATCAGTGCTTCCAAGGCGGCTCGTACCACCTTCTTGTCGGCGTTGGCATTGCCGGTCCAGCGCTTGGCGGCCTTCTGGCGGCTCATCATGATCAGCTTGACGAAGGGATTCTCGATGATGGCGGCCAGGCGGATGGTCAGGGCCGCCAGCAAGGAGGACTCGGGCCGGGACATCTTGCCCCCGACCGGTGGGGTCTCGAAGATGACGCTGTCAGGCCGGTGCGCCCGGCAGACATCCTGGATCTCCCAGAACAGGTCCATGCCCCTATCAAGGGCCTTCTCATGGCCCTTAAGATCATCCTTGGCCGTTAGCATACCGGTAGTCTCAAAGCAGAACTCCGGCGTGGAGAAGGTGTTACCCCGGTTGGAAAGCACCACGTAGCCGGTCTTGGACAGGCTCTGGTCGAAGGCGATGATCTTGCCCCAGTAGCGGATATCCAGGAACTTGAGCGGGACCATCGGTGAGCCATCAGGCTCCCCAATACGGAACTTGGACAGGTCAGTCATGCGAAACCGGGGCCAGAACTGGATCAGCCATAATCGACTCCGCGATGTCGAGAGCCATGTGCGCCCGGTCTGGGCACATGGGGCATTGAAACGGCCAATGCAAAGCCATACGACCGGCCACCAGGAGAGCCATCCGTTCTAGGATCTCCTGCCTGGTCATCGGATCTGGACCGAACGGGTTGTAATCGGCATCAGCAGGCGAGGCGATCAACAGACCCAGCGGCTTCACCTGCTCGGACATCAGTTCCAGTTCTGGCAACGAGCAATCGACGTAGCCGCGTAGCTCCACGTCCTCACCGCGTAGCGTGACTCGCCATCTCATCGGGCAATCCGCAGGGCGATGGGGCAGACGGTGCGAGCCGGGCACATCTGCTGGACCTTGGTGTCGAAGTAGCCACAGCAGGGATCAGGGAGATGATCCTCGGCTACGGCCTGGCGTACCCGCCGGTACTTCTCGACTATGGCAGACGAGTAACCACGGTCGAAGGGAATGCATAACTCCGCCTTCGGATACGGGTATTCCACCGAGGTGATCAGGATCCTATGACGCTGGTAACCCGACATCCTGAGATACTCCATGACCTGGGCATAGTACTCCGGGCAGCTATCTCGATACCATTCGACCTTCTCATTGGACATGGGCGGAGCCTTGGGGCACTTCCGCAGCTTGGCGTTGACCATGGTCTTGATCTCGAAACCCTCCTCCACCTCGATGGGCAGGTTGTCAGGCTCCAGCACCCCGTCCAGGGAGCCACCCGTCCCGAGTGAGGCGTCCTCCACCCAGTACTCGGCCATGTCATGGGGCGTCCTGGCCTTGGGGGTCATGATCTTGAGCCAGCCGTCGGCCACCCCGATGGTCTGGAAGAAGGCATGCCAGAAGTTGCCCTGGGTGACGGCCTGGGTACCGATGGGGTCCATGGGCTCGGTGACCATGGACCTGGGGTCGCGGGCGTACCAGTACAGCAGGCGCTCGGGCCAGAGAGGATGGGTGCTGGGATGGAACCACCCGTCGGGCAAACGCTTCTCGAAGCCCGCCATGGGCACCTCGAAGCCGGGGAACTTGGGGTCGTAGAGGTAGGTGTTCAGCCGGGGGATGATGATCTCTTTCTCCAGCACTCCCTTGAGGATGGTGCCGAACTTCGACATCACTCTCCATCCGCCGCTTGCAAGGCGGCTTGCACCATCGGATGATCTTGGTATTTCGGCAGGCAGTTGATCATCTTCTCACGCACGTTGTCGAGCCTGCGCTCGGCTTCTTCGAGTAGCTCCAGCACCTCAATGAGGTCTTCGGGCTTCATGACCACCAGGTCTACATACTCGGTGAGACGGTTATTCAGGTAGAACCTCAGCGGCAACAGAGGATGGTCCAGGCCCACCTGCTCGGTCAGCTTGTCCCAGGTCTCCATGGTGACGCTGATGGACCGGGCCAGGGTGGACTTGCAGTCCCATACCCAGCCCATGCCGAAGCGGTAGTAGCTGCGCCGCCCGTCAGCCTGGTTGGCCAGGTGATTGCCGGAGCCGGGGTGGATGATCCCGGCGAACAGCTTGGCGAACCAGGCCTCATGCAGTTCGGCCATGCGATGGTTGAGGTCCTTGCCCATCACCCAGCGCTCATACCATCTCGCGAATCTCATTAAATGCCACCGAGATACTCCTCCATGTCTCGGCGCGCTTCTGATGAGAGTACCCAGACCTCCATAGGTCGGTTCTGGGAGGAGGGGAGCTTACGTCCCGTAGCGACGATCCAACCGTGCTTCATCAGGTTGGCTCTCATTCCCTTACATGAGTCCAAATAAATCTCAGTGACTTCGTGGAGAGCCCAATCAGTAAATCCCTCAGGAGCCCAGTACAAAGCCCATAAGATTGTCCTAGCATGAGACCAACGGATATCGAGATCCCCTGAGTCACCATCTCGCTGGGGAAGCTCAATGATCCTCATCAGGTCTTCCAGTTCACCACGACCTTCTGGAAGTGGATCACCGGTCTTTCGCTTCCTCTTGTAATGACAGACACAACAGAAATCAAGATTGGTGACACGAAGATCGAACAAGAGGCTCTCAGCCTGCACCCGCGAAAGCCCACTTCTCATGATTACGGCTATGGCTTCTTCGTTCAGTTGTTGGGCCAATCTGGGTGTAACAGTCATGACTTACCCCCTATGGAACTTCGAACGGAGGATCTTGTCCCCATCGATCTCATCGGGCAGGAAGACTGGAGCGCCCTCCACGGCCTCCAGTTCCCCCTCACCGGCCAGCGGGCTACCCAGGTCGTCGGTGATCTCGGCGGCCCGTGTAGCCAGGATCTGAGCCCGCAGGGCGTCAGCCTCCTCCTGGTGGGCTCTAAGCCAGTTTGCGACCGTCCTGACGCCCTGCAGGGGCTTCTCATGGCCAGGCAGCGTGTACCAGCTTCCGGCCTTGGGGATGAGGCCGAGGATGTCGCCCAGGCGAGCCGTCTCGTCATAGACATCGATGCCCATCTCGCCGTGGGCCTCGGAGGGTACCGAGACCAGCTTGACCTTAGCCACCCGGCCCTTGAGTCCGCACTTGTTGCGCTCCACCTGGACGCCGATCTCGCGCGCCACCTCGATGTCGTCGGCCCCCATCTTGACCGTCATAGCAGGCTCGGCCGTATAGGCCAGCCTCAGCCGGGTGGTGGTCTGGAAGCGCAGGGCGTTCCCGCCTGGCCGGGTGGTGCCGTTGCCGCCTCGCCCGGCGGTGCGGATCTCGGAGCGAAGCTGGTTGATCAGCACCACCACCGGCTTGTGGGTGCGGGCCTGGGAGGTGGCGGCCTTGACCATGCGGGTGACGATGCGGGCCACCACCGCCACGGTGGCCTCGTCGGCCTGCTTCTCCATCTCCACCCGGCTGATCATGGCCCCGATGGAATCGACCACCAACATGGACACGAAGTTCTCCCGCAGGAAGTCGGTGACGGCGTCGGCCACGTCCTCGGCCGTCTTGGGCCAGTAGGGCCAGAACCGGTCCAGGTCCACCCCGTGGGCGGTGGCCCAGTCCAGGTCCAGCTTGTTCTCCATGTCCACGTAGGCCACGTAGCGGTCGGGGTACTTGCGCTGGGCCTGGGCCGCGGTGATGAGGGCCAGGGTGGTCTTGCCCACGTCGTCCCAGCCATACCACTCGGAGAGGCGGCCCTCCACCAGGCCCCCGGTGCCCAGGGCATAGTCGAGCCCCAGGGAGCCGGTGGGGATGACCTGGTAGGTGCCCAGGGATTCGGTGCCGGTGCGTAAGGCTCCTTCCCCATAGCTGGCATCGAAGCGTTGCTTGAAAGCCTCGATGCCCTTGAGTGCAGCTTTTCCAGCCATATACTTCCTTTCCCTACACAGGCATCACGGCTGTGAGTTCATAGGTTTCACGCTCTCGACTTATCTTCTTGTTCACGTAGGCGATCACCAGGATGTCCTCCCGGAGCATGTTCTTCAGTTCATCGAATGTCTTGCTCCAGCACACCGTATCGAATGAGCCTGTCTGGGCAAAGAGCTTGACCCAGGCATACTCGTTGTCATAACGATCCCGACGGCGGTTTACCTTCTCGATGATAGCGGCGACAAGGTATGGCCCGAGGGGACCGCGCACTACGGAGTCTGCAGTGTGGCACATCTCCAGGTCCTTGGGCGGGATACGGTCGAAGGGGGTCGAGGACAGCCAGACGCCCAGGTGTTCCATCTCCTTGTCCTGGATGTCAGAGGGGGTGTAAGGATCCACCTCGGGGGTCCAGGGCGGCGGGGCGGTGTAGCGGCGGCAGCCCTTGAAGCACTTGGTGGGCAACGGCTTGGCCTTCTTGGGCTTGCCGGTCTTGGAGAACTCCACCGGCTCGGAGGACCAATCGAAGCCGCAGGGCAAACCATTGGGCACCGTGCTGGTACGGTCCAGGTGGACGCACTGGGTGGACTCCGGGGTGGCCTGATAGTTCAGATGAACTTCTAGCTCATGGCGATGGGGGTAGACGCTGTCGAAGACCCCCACCTCCGCTAGCAGCCGGACGTGACCGTCGTTGCAAGCCTTTCCCTTGCGCTCCAGGAAGTCCTCGAAGCTGGCATAGGGCTGGCCGGAGACCAGGGCCTCGACCACCGCGTCCCCCACGCCCTTGATGCCGTCCAGGGCGTAGCGCACCGAGGTGTCATAGGCGGTGAACCCCTTCCCGGACTCATTGATGTCGGGCGGCAGCACCTTGAAGTGCATGCGCCGGGCCTCGTTGACGAAGTCCGGGATACGGACCTTGTCGGCAGTGGACAGCACCGAGGTGAGAAACTCCGGGGTGTAATGGAACTTGAACCAGGCCGTCCAATAGCAAAGAACAGCGTAGGCATAGGCGTGGGCACGGTTGAAGCTGTACTTGGAAAACTCCGCCATTTGATGCCACAGGGATTCGGCGGCCTCTTTATCCATCCCTCTTTCGACGCAGGCGGGGATGAACTTTTGCCCCATGGTAGTGACCTGTTCGATCTTCTTTTTACCAAGCACCTTGCGAACTGCGTCTGCTTCTTCTTCGTCGTACCCGGCCAGGATGCGACAGACGTTGATGATGTCCTCCTGGTAGACGATGCAGCCGTAGGTCTTGGAGAGGACATCGACCAGCCGGGGATCTGGGACTGAGATGGGCTCCTGATCGAACTTGCGACGTATGTAGGTATTGGTCAGGCCGGAGTTGGTAGGACCGGGCCGCACCAGGGTGATCACGTCAGCCAGTTCATCGAGGTTGTTGGGCTGGATACGGCGGATCAACCCGGTCACCGCCGGGGTCTCCACCTGAAACAGGCCCATGGTGTAGCCATCCCGGATGCCCTCCCAGACCAGGGGATCCTGGTACATCTCCTTGGCCCAGGAGTAGATGTCCACACGCGCATCGGGACGGCGCTTGTGGATCAGATCAATGCATTCCTGCAACGTATCGAGCGTGCGTAAGGTGAGTAAATCGAACTTGAGAAGGTGGAGCTTCTCCAGGGCCTCCATGTCGAAGTCGGAGATCATGTGACCGTCTTCGCCCATTCGCATAGGCAGCCAGTCGGTCAGGGTGTTTTCGGTGGAGATGACCATCCCCGCGGCGTGACGACCGTAGCTCTTGAGCCGTCCCACCAGCTTGTCGGCCAGGTCGAACAGCCACGGGTACTTGACCACGTAGGGGGCGAAGACATCCTCGTTGGCCAGGTAGACCACGTCCCAGGGCTTGCCCAGCCCGGCGGAGTCAGCCTCCTCGGCCCGGATGATCTCGATGATGGCCTCCAGGTCCCGGAAGTCCACCTGGCGATCCGGGTCGGACTTGTAGATCATGGCCAGGGAGCGGAAGACGCCCTTGTTCTTCAGCCGGGTGTGGGTGCCGACGCGCACCACATGGCCCTCACCCCACCGCTCGGCCACGTAGGTCTGCAGCGGGGTTCGCACCGTGGTGGGCCAGTCCAGGTCGAAGTCGGGGGGATCCACCCGGCCGGGGGTCATGAACCGGGCCAGGGGCAGGTCAGCCTCGATGGGGTCGATCTCGATGATGTCGGCCAGATAGGCCACCAGGCAGGCCCCACCCGAGCCACGGGAGGGTCCCATGATCCAGCCCTGCTCCTTGGACCACCGGGTGTAGTCACTGACAATGTCGAAGTACCCACAGAACTTCTTGTCGATATACATGAGCATTTCTTTCTCGAAACGCTCCCTATACACCGATTCTGGATTGGTCTTTCCTATGACCTTACGATCCCAGTTGGCCAGACAGATATCCATGAGCCGGGTGACATCGGCCTGCAGGAGGGTCTGGGTGACCTCCTCCTCGGTCAGGTACCGCATGGCCGGGGTGGGCTTGGAGAAGATAGGCGGACGCGACGAGGAGACCACCTCGGCATCACAACGCTCCGCCAGGGCCACCGTCTGGTCCAAGGCGGCCGACACCAGGCCCCTGGGATAGTGGGCCTCCAGGGCGTTGCACACCTCGGCCCGGTCCATGAGGTGGTACTCCTGGCTGCGGGCGAAGAGGTCGTTCTCGTCCTGGATGTCGTCCTTGGTCTGCAGGGCCAGCCAGGTCTGGTGGGTGGGGCGATCCTCCCGGCAGGGATAATGCGAATCGACGGCAGCAACGAGCGGGATGCTGAAGCGCTGGGCCAGGGTGATGAGCCCGTGGTTGACCTTGACCTGCTCGGGGATCTGGTTGGCGTGAAGCTCGATGTAGAGCCGGTCCCCGAAGACGTTCTGCAGCCGGGCCAGGTTGCGGACGGCTAGCTCTTCGTCGTCGGCCAGCAGGGGCACCGACAGCGGGCCGCGCAGGCAGGCGGTGGAGGCCATGATGCCGGTGTTGAGGCGCTCCAGGACCTCCCAGTCCATCCTGGCCCGGTAGTAGAAGCCCTCCCGATGGGCGGCGGTGGACATGGCCCACAGGTTGTGCAGGCCCTCGGTGGTCATGGCCCACAGGATCAGGTGGTAGTAGCCGTTCTTGCCGATGTCCTGCTGGCGTGCCCTCTCAGCCTTGGCTTCCTCCAGCTTCGCCTGCATCTCCTGGTCGATCTTCGCTTCCTTGCCAGTAACAGTGGGGATCTCGACGTTGGGCCGCCACAGCCGGTCGTTGACGAAGTACGCCTCCAGTCCGAAGACAGGCTTGATCCCGGCTTCGCGAGCCTTGATCTGGAGGTGAGGATGGGCGGCGCAGATGCCGTGGTCGGTGACGGCCAGGGCCGGTTGGTCCATGTCCTTGGCCAGCTTGACGATCTCCTCAACCTTGGACAGGCCATCCAGGGCGGAGAACTCGGTATGGGTGTGGACATTGACGAAGCCACCTTTGGCCCGCTCCATTTGATCGAGCTTCTCATGTTCAAAAACAAGCTGCCGGAATGGAGTTGGATGATCAAGGCTGCGAGCCCCGATACCGATGAAATAGCGACCCGGCTCTACTTGACGTTGCTCTACGAAAGCATCAGCCATCAGATGGTTCCAGCTTCGCCCGTCGTAGTGAGTTATCACTGAGATCCCCAGGGGATAAGCCTGCTCCCAGGTGTTGTTGTAGACGTAGGGAGTGACCACGATCAGATGCAGGAAGTCATCGGAGTCGCGCATCACGCAGGGAGCGGCCTGGGTCTCCCCTTCGAAGTTGATGATGGCTCGGTCGTTGCCGGGCAGATTGGCTTCGAGGGTGAAGAGTCTCATATGTCCGCCGGTAACAGGAAGGCCGGGGCTTTGCTGGATAGCTTGATCAGGTTCTCGCGCCGTTCCTGCAGATGCTCGATGATCTGACCCACGTAGTAGATGCAATCAGTGATGTCATCGTCGGTGGCTTCATGGAACCAATCGGCATCCAGTTGGGCGGTGATGTAGCCACACACCAGACAGGTGACGACCTGCACGTAGCGGCACTCGGAGTAGGTCGCCTCCACCGGGACGGCGGAGTTCATGGTCTGAAACAGGTGGCCCCGGCAGGCCGTGCGGATGGGGATCTCCAGGTCGGGGTGTACGGCCCGTACCACCGTGCCCGCCGGGCAGGGCCAGGTCACCTTCTGGCCGCCTCGATGCGCTGACAGGCCTGCTGGGTCCGCTGGTTGGCCTGCTTGATCCGGCGCAGGTTCCTGGCCGTCAGCGCGCAGAAGCACAGGGCCACGCCACTGAAGAAGAGGGCCGCGATGTCTATCGCGGTGCCAGCCGTCATCTTTCTCCTTCCAGCCTGAGAGGAGAGAAGGCGGGTGGACCGGTCACTTCCCCAAGGCCGGACCACCCACCGTCTAGGACATCTTGTCAGCCGAAGTCCGGCACCACCACGGGCTGGCCTGGAGCTACCGGCATGTCGTCAGGGACGGTGACCGGGGTCTGAGGGGGCGCAGGAGCCGCTGCGGGGACCACAGGGGGCTCCAGGGTGGCTCCAGGGGGCAACGTGACCGCCGGGGCCTCCTGAGCCACAGCCGGGGCGGCAGGGGCCTCTGCGGGGCCGTTGGCTCCCTTGGAGTAGCCCACCACGCGATCGCGTAGGGCGGCCATCTGATCGGCGCTACCCTCGGTCTCCGGCTTGGCCACCGGGGTGGCGGTGGCTTGGCCATCGGAGGAGTTATCCGACTTGCCCTCCACAGGCTGGGGAATACGGGGGTCGATGTAGAGCCCGTAGTAGCGGTCCCCCATCTGGCGCTCGATGTGGGCGTCGAGGTCCAGTTCCTCGGGGTAGATGCGGCCCTGGCTGGTGACCTCGATGCCGTAGCGCTTGGCAAACTCGGCGTCACGCAGGTCGAAGATGACCGGCCCGTTGGCCCCGTTGACGTACTGGGGGTCGAGGTGGACGATCTGGTACTCGGTGTCGGTGGACTCGCCCTTGCGCTTGATGAAGTAGTCGCGGTCGAGCAGGGTGCCATGGACTCCGGCCATGCCCTCCAGGTGGATAAAGAAGTTGCTGTAGGCCTGCTGCACGATCTGGATGTCGCGGACCTTCTCGACATCCCCGGTGGGCTTGCCCGCGGCATCAGTGACCGCCACTTCCTTCATGCGGTCCTTGTAACCGAGCAGCTTGCCCTTGTTGGCCTCGCCACCCAGAGCATCGCTACCGTCACCGCGGACCTCCTCGCGGATGACAACCAGAGTGAAAGAGCGGGAGGAACGACCGATGGCCTTGCCGTCGGCCTTACGGATGGAATCGCAGATGTAGCAGTCCGGGTACAGATAGGGGAAATGCGGCATGGTCTGCTGCACGTCCAGTGGGGTAGCATCCGGCAGCTTGGTGCGACGGCAGATGGCCGGGACGGTCTTGGGCCAGCTACGGCGACCCTCCGGCTGCTTCTTCTGCACGGGAACCATGGTGTGAACCTCTACAGAAGGCCACTCGTCATAGTCCATGAGAAAGCGGACGACAACAGACTTCCCATCGGGAACGGAGAAGAAGTCCACCCGGTTGAAGGAGGCCATCTGCGACTTGGCAGCTTCCTCCGCTCCGGTACGAAACTTAGATGGCATGGCGGGGAACCCTTTCGGATTGCATGATGATTACGGTCTCGACCACTCGGTCTGCAGCAGCCTGGGCTAGCTCCAGAGTTGGCGATTCAGTGTCGTCCAGGAATGCGACCACTCGGTAGCCAACCGCCTCGACCCTCATTGGCTCCAGGGAGCCGCCGACCAGGCCGACGCTGAGATTGAGTACGACCCCCTTTCGAGCAAGAGCGCTTACCAGAAGTCCCTGCCACTGGCGCAGCTTGTCGGTGTTGTAGTCGTCGCTGGCCCAGAGGTAGAACCCCCAGCGCCATCGAGATGGCCCATTGTGGCTCATGGGTGGGACCATGTCAAACGGTCGATCCATGTACTGGCTCAGGTCGATGGAGTGCAGATCCTGAGCGATCTGGTCATCGAAGGTCAGGATACGACCATGCTCGGCCATCTGATCGGACAGCATCTGGCCCTTGACATACTCCGCGATATAGCGATCGAAGAAGACGCTGCCGGGCTGACAGGCGTCGTAGGTGGAGCGGATGCTGGGATCGAGGAGTTGCTTGACGATGTAGGTCAATCGCTCGGAGGCGTCCCCGGCCAGGCGCTGGTAGGCCTCCCTGATCTCTCGCCGGGTGGCGCGGAAGGACAGGCCCAGTTCGGCATAGTACGCATTGACATCCCATACGACCAGGGGCCAGGGCTCCAGGCCTACCGAGGTGGAGAACTCCATGGGTCCGGCCTCCACGGCTCGGGGTTTGGGCCGATCCTGAGCCGCCACGAAGGCCGGGCTGCGTTCGGCCACCCAGGTCTCGGGATCACCGACCCAGATGTCATCCGCGAAGGCCCCGTCACCGGGACCGGCCTGGCGGTTGAGCCGGGGTGGCTTGGGATTGTCCGGGCGCTGGCGTTCCCAGGGCGGCCGGGTGGGTGGATTATTGGGCATTCCCCTGCGCTCGACGTATGTCTTCACTCATGGCAGCCCGGCGCTCTTCCTCGGTCATCTCGGTGGCCAGGGCCTCGTAGGAGGCCAGACGCTCTGGGCCGGTCTTGGTCAGGTCCTCGTCTTGCTCATTGAGGATCTTCCCTGACCCTGTTTTCCGCAAAGACATCGGCCATAGCCTCCTGTTCGTTGGGTGCATGCTCTTCCAGCTTGTCCGCGGTTCGACGCAGGATATAGATCAACAGTCCTCGTTGCACTTCGGTCATGCCAGTGAAAGAGAATCCTATCTCGGCCCGCTTATTTTCGCGCTGAGCCTGGTCCTCATCGAAGATGGCCACATGAAACTCAACTTGCATGGGGTAACTCCGCCAACGTCTTGGGTGGTTTCCACATGGCAAACGGGATGGGATTGGCTATCAGATCGCTGAAGAGATCCTCGGTGAGATCAGCGGCGTCAGCATTGTAAGGATTGTCGATGACCAGCACGTCGGTATAGTCCATCAAAGTCTTGCCAACTTCCTCGGTGGCATGCCAGCCCGGCTCATCGTTGTCGAAGAACAGCGTGACCCTAGGATGATTGGCCAATAGCTGGACCTGGTAATCGGTGACCGAAGCCCCAAAGGTAGCCTCGATGTCAGAACACATGGCATACTTGGACAGCACGCTCATAGGGGATTCCACCACTAACGCCGGTCGTTTCGGATCGTAATGGTAGAGAGAAAACTCCCGTGGAAAATCCCCGCTGTTGAGGTACTTGGCCGTGCCGTCGGCATTGAGGCGGCGGGATTGCCAACCAACCAGGTCGCCTCGCCACCAGTGCGGGATGATGATGCGCTCCGAGGTGATCCAGCGCAGGGACTCGCCCTCATGAAGGGGCACCCGGTACTCGGGGTCGTAACCCACGTCGAAGGCGATGAGGGTCTCCACCGGAATGTGACGGCCGTCGGTGAGCCAGGGGTGAATGAGCCGCCAGGGATCGAGGACACTGGGGTCGTACTTTGGCAGAGGCGGATGCTCGACCCGCTGGGGTGACCACAGGGCGTCGAAGAAGGCCAAGAAGGCGGCCAGGTCCTGCTCCTCCCCGATGCCGGTCTGGGAGCCCAACCAGGTCCGGGCTTCGGTGGCTGAGGTGCCGCGGCAGGTGGCGATGAACCACAGCAGGCCGCCGCTATTACCGCAGCCGTAGCAGTTGTAGGTCAGCTTCTGGAAGTTGAAGGAGGCCGAGGGATTGGCGTCCCCGTTGCGGTGCCCGCCCAGGGGCAGGCAACAGGAGTGGATCATCTCGCCCCGATTGGTGACGTTGGCGACGTGGGTGACCCCGAACTCGGCTAGCAGGGAGCGGGCCAGCCGCTCCTTCTCGGTGTCGGATAGCAGTGAGTAGACCAGGAAGTCACTGGACCGCTCCTTAGCTCCTGTTACCCCGGTGCGAAACCTAGCCATACGGCCGCTTCTCACCCAGAACTCTGGCGTCACCCTGTTCCATCTGCCACTTGATCTCCCACCATTTGATGGCGGTTCTCCGGGAGGCAAGTATCTGGAATAGCACTTGCTTTACCTGGGCCATGTCATTGGACTGGTACATGCTACAAACCAGGTCGGTCTCCCGCTCGGCCCCGGCTGTCTCAGCCAGGTCCCACATCTCATGCCAGCCCCGCTTATCGGCGGCCTTCTTGCCCTCCCGGTTGATCTGGTGAGCCACCAGGCAGGACATGCGGTGACGGCCGGTGGCCACCAGCAGGCGCAGCGAGCGCAGCTTCTCGGTCTCGATGATGTCGGCCCGTTTGCGGCCCGGATCGGGATGCTCGATGTGGCTGAGTTGGTCGATGATGATGGCCTCGGCCCCCAGGATCTGGGCCATGCGGACCATGGCGTGGGGGGTGCGCTGACCGGGATCGGGAGAGAGGATGTGCAAGGGGCAGTCGGACTTCTCCATCTCGTCCAAACGGTCCCGGACCCGGTCCACCTCGAAGTCGGGGCACTCCCCGCGTTGCCAACGAGCCGGGTCCACCCCGGCGGCCAAGCAGGCCATGCGGTCCAGCGTCATGTCGATGTCGTTCTCCAGGGTGAACAGTGCCACCGGCATGCCCGAGTGCCAGGCCATGAGGGCGATGCGGTTCAAGGCGAAGCTCTTGCCCAGCTTGGCGAAGGCCGCCAGCATGGCCAGTTCACCGGGGTGGATGAAGGAGGTGACGGCGTCCACCTGATCCAGGCCCATGGTCAGGCCCCGGCGCAGGTCCTTGTTGGCCACCCGGTCCTCGTAGGCCAGTAGCCGCTCCCCGATGTCGGCGGTCATCTCCACCCTGGTGCGCCGCTCCTGCAGGGACAGGACCAGTTCGGTGGCCTCGGTGACGAAGTCGGAGAAGACCTCCAGGCGGTCCTCGGTGTCGGCTTCGAGCAGCTTGGTGCCGCCCTCGCGCATGAGGGTCTGGGACTTGGAGGTGACGTAGGTGCCCACCAGGTCGGTCAGGATCCACTCGATGGACACCTCATAACCGTCCCGCCAGGGGATCTCCAGGTCGTCCAGGAGGTTGGCGATAGTACGCCCGGCCGACAGTTCGTGGGCCTCGAACACCTCGATGGTGGGGGCCAGGTTGCCGCTGGAGTTCGTGTAGTAGTCCAGGGCGAAGGCCACCACGTCCCGCAGGGAGGCGGTGGGGACGATGGCCAGGTTGAGGCCCTCGGTGACCAGGGTGTGCAGCGAGTCGTCGTCGGTGAGGTGACAGATCAGTTGCTTCTCTCCGAGCTTGGACACCTACAGCACCACCGGACGGCGCAGGCCCTGGTGGACCTCGGCGGTGGCCCGATCCTTGCTGGAGATGCGCCAATCGGGGCCGGACAGTTCCACCGGGATGGCCTGCTCATCGAGCAGGCTCATGACGTTGCTGCCGTACTTGGTAGCCAGGCCCGAGAGGGGCAGGTTGGAGGTGACAAAGGTGGGCGAGACCATGGCCACCCGGTGGCGGATGACATCCTCGAAGAGAAACTCGGCAGTGGTGTTCAGATCAAGAACTTCACCACCCTGATTATCAACTAAAACGTTCCCCATTTCAGTCTCTCTATCAGCACGATTCCACTCCAGTCTCTTACGCTTCTGCTCCCGGCCAATGTCATCGATGACCAACACCGAGGCGTGCTTGACCCGACGGAAAAACCACTCCCGCTCTTCTCGATCGAAGCGGCCTTCGTGAAAGCGCTGGATCATGTCGGCATAGGTGGTGAAGTAGCCGTTGTGACCACGGGCGATAAGGGTCTTGAGCAGCAGGACGGCCAGGAGGGTCTTGCCGGTGCCTTCGGGTCCGTACAGCACCAGGCCCAGTCCGGCATCGATGATGTGCTTGGCATTGCCCAAGTAGTCGATGATCTCAGGGGGAAGTATGGGAGTATCCAGATCATGCCAATCGAAGCGTTGATACTTGTTTTTGATCCCACAGTTCAACAGGAATCTGTTGAGTAACCACTGGTCTTCACACGGGCATTTGAACTCCACGATCTCATTGGGATCGTGATCGTCAGCGGCGGCACGGGCATACCAGAGGAAGGTGCCGGTGCCCCGGCAGGTGCGGCAATCCTCAGGGGAGACGGCCAGATCGTCACCGAACTCCCGCTTGAGTCGATCGGAGTCCTCGTTCTTGAGGGTGCTGATGGCCCCCGGCAGGGCGGGAAGCTCGAACACCTAGCGCGTGGCGTAGGGCGCGGCGGTGGCCAGCTTGGTGGCGATGGGCACGGCGAAGTAGCCGTCTGAGGCCCTGGTGAAGCGGCCATAGCCGATGGGGGCTCCGTACCACCAGCCGCCCTCGATCTCGAAGGCATAGCGGGCGATGGCCGAGGCCACGATGACGGGGAAGTCGTCATTGGGCCACCGGCCCAGGAAGGACTTGAAGATCCCCGACTCCTGGACCGCCGTCATGGGCGGGAAGTCGCCATGGATGCGACAGATCTGATCATGCACGTAATCCCGAATGCCCCGCCAATCCCACTGGTCATCCCCCTGGAGAATGTGGATGACTCTTATGTCGATGGCTTGGGGGTTGGAAGTAACTGCTATCCGTTCGTTGCGTTGGACCCGGACACTCTGTACGCCCAGTTGGTCCAACTCCGAATCAAAGGCCATAAGCATTAGGTTTCGCCCTTCACTTTACCTGGAGGAATGATCTCTTTATCCCGTAGGTATTGGCGGAAAGGAAGGACGAGTCGCTCGATCTCATCCTGGTGATCTTCCGCTTTCAGAGAAGACTCTTGATCTAACTTCCCAAGGTTAACGCAGGCTGATGCTTTGTGGATGAGATAGATGCTGAGATCTGGTGTGATAACCAGCCAGTGATACCCATCCATCCCGGCCAAATAGCCCGATACCGACGGCAGGTTCTCGAAGAGAAAAGTGACCATACGACCGTCCTTGACGGTGTAGGCCATCTGCTTCGTTGAGACAGATGACCCACTCGGCTCGTTTGCCTTCTTGACCACCCGATACCCCGATTCCCCCGGAGGGGAGAGAGTTGGCCGCCCCATCCACCGGCCAGCAGAAGGTGGGACGGCCAATATGCACGTCTTGAGTTCAAAGGGATCCAGCCCGGATGACCTCTGCGGGGAGGCTACCACCTGCAACGATCGCCGGGCAACCTCTGCCCGAAAGGGCAAAGCCCCCGGTCAGAAGGCGGAAGAGGTATCTGACCGGGGGCTCCTGGTTGTGACTACAGCATTCGCGTAGCGATGATCAGGCTATACCCCGCACATGCGGGAGGTGTTCGGCCAGGCTCCGTAGCCGCCCTGGGCCGCCACGATGCGGTTGGCCACAGCCTCCTGTTGCGAGGCGGAGGCATTAGCCGCACTGCCGGAACCACCGTAGGCAGCCCACGTCTGAGCCGTGAACTGGAGTCCCCCGTAGTACCCATTGCCGGTGTTCTCGGCCGGGTTACCGCCCGATTCATGCTGGGCGATGCAGGCCCAGACTCCGGTGAAGGCCCCTCCTCCTCCTCCACCTCCGCTGTAGGTGCTGACCACCGGTCGAGGTGCAGGAGGTGTATAAGTCCTGACCGGAGCCGAATAGCGCTGCCTGACAGGAGGTGTGTAGGTGGGGGCAGGAGCGGGTAGTGAGACCGAACCGATGTACGTCGCGGGCGGAATGGTGAGGACGTTCCCGACGTAGATCAGGTCAGGGTTCGGAATGTGGTTATAGCTCGCCAGGGCTGGCCACGTCCGATGGGTGCGGATCCCGATTCCCCACAGCGTGTCGCCGGAAGCGACCGTGTAGCGTGCGAGAGTCGGGGTCTGCACCGCCGTGAGGATCACGCTCGGGGATGAACCACGGGCCTGAGCCACATCTCCTGTCGCTGGTAGGGAAGCGGCCTGAGCCGCCATGGGTACCGCAAAAAGCAGGCCGCCCAGGAAGGCGGCGGAGAGGGCGATCTTGGCAGTCGCCCCACGGGTAACTTTCACGTTGAGCTTGGCTCCTCACATGGGGAGGATCATGGACGATCCCCTTGCGTTTTGGGGTCAAGACTGACGTTGTTGCGAATGTCAGTCTCTTAGTAGGCCCAAAGGCGATCTCCTTTCTCACGGTCGGAAGGACGCGTTGGCTTAGGGCTCCACGCTGTGTCAACCCACAAACGACCAGCCAAAAGCCGACTTTTAACGACGTTAAGTTCCCAACGATCGAGGAAGGCTACAAGGTCGTCCCAGCCCTGTCCAGCGGGACGCGTGGGGTTAAAGAACCCCAGCACCGGCAATGCCAGCAGGGACACTCTGGTCAGGTCCACCAGGCGAAGATTGCGGGTTACGATGCCCGGTGGAATCTTGATCTTTCCGAAGCTCTCAAGCTGCAGCAACTGCTGAGCGTTACCATGGACGCTGTTGACGATCTTCACCGCCGTCTTCATGCCAACGTGGGGTACGCCAGGAATGCCGTCGATCTTGTCCCCAGTCAGGGCCATGACCAGTCTCATATGCTGGGGATGAATACCGAACTCCTCAATAAAGCGCTCGACCGTCCATACCTCTTTGTCCCCCGGATGGTGGATCTGAGTACGGGGATTGAGTAACTGGTAGAAGTCCTTATCACCGCTGATGATGTGGACGAAGTCATTCCCGGCTTCGGTCCAGTATCCCGCGATCAAGTCATCGGCCTCTTCACGGGAGCGGGCCACCTGTTGAACCCCGGCCAGGAGCAGGAACTGCTTTACCTGGGCGATGAACTCGGTGGGCTCGGATCCCACCACCCGATCGGCCTTGTACTCAGGATAGACATCGCGCCGCCACGATCCGCCACCGTCCCAGCACACCATGATGCGATCCGGGCGGATGGTCCGCACGTAGCTGGCCAAGGAGATGATGGTGGTGTGCAGGGCTCCGGTGGGCACCCCGTCGGCGGTGCTGAGGGGCTTGGCCTTGCTCATGGCGAACAGTGATCGCAGGGCGATGTTGTGGCCGTCCACCAGGAGCGTGGTCATGCATTCTGCTGCTTGGTAGTCCGCAGAGCTTTAGCGGCTATGACCAACTTGTCGGCCGCCCGGTGCATGTCCCGAGCCTGATCCTCCAGGTACTTGGCGATCTTATCGGTCATCATCGGAACATGATTCTGCAGCATGGCTCTGCCGACATAGAGATAGAGATGATCCCAGTCGATCCACTTATAATCCAGCGGGAGATCCTGCTCGGTTGTCATTGCTCCAGCCATTTCACTATTGCATCGATGCTAGCTAGAACTACAGGATAAATCACAATGTCATCACTATTGACTCTATTAAGCTCCTTCTGCACAGCAATAGCATTGACATACATCTCGGCTCGTTCGTGCTGGATCTGCAAGGTGTAGACGGCCGCGTCCACCAGTTCCTCGACCAGGTCCCGGTAGGCATCCCGGCCGTTCATGGGCTGCAGGCCGGTGCCGTAGCGCTCGATGCCGATGGCCAGGCGCTTGGCGATGAGATCGGTGAGTACGTTGTGCATGACCGGGCGCTCGTTGACCTCGGGGAGCTTCTGGTCATGCTCCCGATCGGCCCTGGTGGGAGTGAGCATCTCCGCCGTGGGTTGGGAAGACGATCGACCCACCGCGGCCATGCTGGCCGTGGAGCCGTGGCTCTGACGCAGATGCTCGGTCAGGTCCTTGGCCATGAACGAGGACCCGCACAGGGGACAGGGGACGTTCTGGGAGGGATGGGGCCTGGCCTCGGTGCCCTGGTTCTCCGCGAAGGTCAGGGGACGACCCTGATGCTCCCCCAGGCCCGACTGGATCTGCCTCAGATCGGCGCTACGGCGTCTCTGGGCCTCCAGCCACCGTTGACGGGCCGAGATGGTCTGGGGCTGCTCTACGGCCGCACAGGGGCCTTCGTGGCCCTCTGGCTCGACGCTGCAGGGATAGCTGGTGCGTAGCTCCACCCGATGCTCCTGATCGGGATTGGCCCGATCGGGGGCGTTGTAGCCGGTGACCCACTTACCGCAGGCGGTCATGATCGCTGAGCCAGGACGGCCCGCTCCAACTCGGTGAGATCCCACACCGCCAGCACGGCCCAAAGATCACCGCGGATGTGGCGCAGCAGGGCGGGGTCCTTGGGCGGCTGCAGGTTCCAGGCGTCCACCTCCCACAGGATGTGGCAGTGGCGCAAGCGGCTCAGCTTGGGCCGGTGGCGGGGTGGCACCAGGGGGATCATGGCCTGGCCGGTGCGCCAGTTGCGATTGGTGGGGATGGACACCTCCCGCATGGGCACCCGCACCGTGGCGCGGCCCACCAGGGCACCCTGGTTGCGGGGCCAGTGTTGCTCACTGAAGAGCAGGTCGTCGCTGCTCCAGGTCACATGGCACTCGGTCCAGGTGGCCCCGGCGATGGCCATGCGGGGCAGGCCAGAATCGAAGTAGTCGCCCAGCCTCATGGCCTCGGTGAGGCGAATGACCGGCAGGCCCCGCCGGGCGGCCCGGTAGGCCTGGGCGATGGCCTCGTCTTCGGCGGTGCGCTCGGTGGCCAGCATCTTCTCGTACTCGGCCAGCTTGGCGGTGGCTTCTTCCTCGGTAACTTCAATGGTGGGCAGATTCATTCGATCACCTATACCTGGTGGAAGGGATTGTCGCGATTCCGATTGCAAAACCAGCAGGCCACCCGGAGGTTGTCACGATCGTTGTTGAAGGGGTCCCGGTCGATGTGGTCCACGTTGATCCCGAAGTGACCATCCCAAACAAGAGGCTCGGTACCATCACACTTGTGCCGGACCTCACAATGATGGGGGCCGGGACCGATAGCGTCATACAACACCCGGCGATGCTCCGCCACCCGACCTTCCTCGGCCAGAGGATGACCAATCACTCCAGTCCGATAGAGGTAATCACCCTTCACTTCGAGAGTGCCTCCACCTTTGGTGACCGACATCTGCTGACGCGTCTCCAAAGAATGCTGGTAGCCAGCCCGACCCGCCACTCGGGCAGCCACATGCTCCGACGATTGCTTCCCCCCGAGCTTGGCCAGACGCATCTTTTCTCGCGACTCCTCGGACATACGCGTTCCTCTAGCTACCATCTCAAACCTTTATAAACGAGGGGATCCACTCCTGGTACTCAGTGGAAGAATAATCGGCCATGAGATCAGGGAACTTCTCGATGCAGATACGGGCCACCTCATCGAAGACCAGGCGGATCTCCTCCTCGGCCCCAAAGGCGGTTCGCATGTAGATGACATGGCGCAGGGTGCGGATGTTCATGGTGGCCAGCACGCCCGTGGCCACCCCGTCGGGAGCGAACCTTCGCATGAAGGAGGTCTTGGCCTTCTTCTCGGAGAAGGGCACGGCCGGATCGTCCAGACCGAAGTGATCAGCCATCCAGTGCTGGTGGCGCTCCATATGCTGCAGCAGGTCGATGGAGCGGGCCATGACATCGGGGTCATCGCGCGCCCACATGGGGAACCAGAAGGGCAGGTCATCCAGGCGCACGAAGCGCATGGACTCCTGGGAGTAGGCCGCTCCGGCCCGGTGGCGGACCAGTTCGTGGGTGAACACCCGACTGACGTTGTGCATGACGAAGCTGTAGTTGGCGTGTTCGAGGACCGAGCCGTGGTAGCTGGAGACGATGTTGCCGAGGTAGTCAGCGGAGTCGGTGCGGACCCGGCTGACGTTGGGGTTGAGCCCCTCGACCCAGGACCGATAGCACAGCCGCCCGCCGAACTCCACCAGGATCTCGCCTTCGGGCAGGTCGGACTGGGCCACCCGCTCCGACCAGGCCAGGGCGGCCGGGTCAACCTCTTTGAGGTACCTTCTTATTTCGCCCCAGTCGAGGGCCGGGTAGGCAACGAGGAAGACTGTCGGTCGGTCGATGAGTCGCATCAGGCACAGTCTTCACAGATCCAGCCTTCGTCGTCCAGTGACCGAGTGATGAGATCACCTTCTTCAAAAGGCGTATGACACTCATAGCAATGACCTGGATACTTGGCTTTGATCCAGTGATGATCCGCCCGTAATCCGGGGTTGAACTTTCCCCCTCCTCCACTGACCTTGAGACGGGATGAGTCAGGGGAGTGATGACATATCGAGCAGTTGATGATCTCATGCTTCTCGCACGGCTCGACATCGACCATCTACGTCAGATAATCCCAGAGCTTGCCCTGCAACCTGGCGATAGCCAGGGCATACGAAAGCTGGCTCTGATCGATCACGTCATGCTCGTAGAGCGCCCTGGCCAGGTCCTCGATGTCGGCCAGGTCGTAGTAGCGCGCCCCACCCTCGGTACGGTGAACGGCCACGAACTGGCCGTTCAGGCGGTTCAGGCCCACGTCATGCTTACCGCCCAGAGGACAACGGTTGTGATCCTCCAGGCGATTGGTGCGGCGGCAGTTGATACACAGGTTCTCCTGCAGGCGGATCCAGTGCGAGGAGCGCCGGAAGAAGAACATGGCCGCCTCGGAAACGGTGTAGTGGGGCTCGGCGGACACGTCGATATGCTCGAAGATGGGGGTGGAGGTGTCCAGGACGTAGTCCACGATGGCCAGGACCGGCGGGGTGAACTCGTCGGGAGGCAGGTCGATCTCCACCGAGGTGACCCTCGGTAGATCGGGCTCAGAGCCCTCCAGGGCCTCCAGGGTGGGGATGAAGGTGGTACTCACTTGGCTTTCCTAACGTAGAGGGCTCCCCGAGGGGCCTTGGCGGGCTCGGCGGCGCGGGCGATGATGGTCAGAAGCTCGGGGTGGCGCTTCAGGTGGGCCATGGTCTTATGCTCGTCCCAGACCCTGGTCTGCTCGGTCATGGCCAGCCAGTCGGCGTGGGTGAACTCGGGGACGCTGTCATCCTCGGACAGGGCCTTCAGCTTGGCCAGGTTGATCTCGGGCTCGAAGCGACTGGTCTCCCAGGAGAACACCTTGTCGGAGTCGGGGACGCTAACGATGTCCTTGTCGTCGGCCAGGTAGTGCCCATCCTTGTCGATGGGCGCGGCATCGAGGGGCTTACCCCCGTTGGCATGCTCCTTGGTCACGTCGTTGTGGTTCAGGACGGTGGTGCGGATGCCGTCCTTGCGGGTCTCGGCCATGGTGGCCACGGTGTCGATGACCTGACGCTCGTCCATGAGGGCGGCGCGCTCTTTGGGCTCCAGTGCCCGGCGCACGGTGGGCACCACCGAGCCGAAGATCTCCAACAGGCGCTTCATGGCCAGGATCTGGTCTTCGGAGATGCGGGCCGGGATGGGCAGCTTGACCGGCTTGGGGACCACTTCGGTGGCCCGGTCGCGCACCAGCAACTTGGCCAGGTTGGCCCAGGTGATGGAGCCCTTGTTGATGCCGTCGAGGGCCTCTTGGGGGACGGCCTCTAGGGCTTTGGATTCGGGATTATCAGTCATGTGGCTCTAAGAGTACCCATTTCCCGGCTCATTAGCAAGTACCCCTAGAGAGAGGCTAGCTGGACTCGTCGTCAGGTGGTTCGGGCTGGTCCACGATCTCCAGCAGGGCTGTCGCCTTGTTCACCAGCGACTCGGTCTCGACCAGGTGGACTCGGATCTCCCCCAGGATCTCCCGGAGGCTGAACTTCACGAACTCCTGATGCCCGTAGCTCAACTAGCCACCGGGGGTGGATCACCTCGCGGAGCCTGAGGGCCTCTCGGGGGCCGCGGAGGGGGCCTCTGGAGCTTCGGCGGGGCAGCCGGAGGGGTCGGGGGCACCGGAGGCACCGCGGGCTCTACAGCGGCCGCTGGGGGGCTCTCAGGCTCGGCTAGAGGAGGTTCGGGGGGCAGCGGGGTTATCGGGGCGGGCAGGGGCTCAGGGATGGGCTCAGGAGTCTCAGAGGTCTCAGGGGTCTCGGGAGCAGGCTTGCGTTTCCAGGGCCACCACGAAGGCATCTTCATCGGGGCTGATCCTCTCTTTCAACCCTTCGGGGCTCTGGGAAGATCTTGTACATGGCTCGACGGCTGCTCAGAGGCACGCGGTTCTTCTGCGACCGTTGTCCGGCCGAATACGTCAGCACCCAGCCGCGGGCCTTGATGCCTCCCGGCTGGGTGAGAGTCAGCATGCGCTTCACCCAGGACAGCGGCTATGTCGAGGAGTCCCTCCACTGGGATCTCTGCCCCGGCTGCGCCACCCTGGTGGACCAGGCCTTAGCCCGCCCGACCATCGACCTGTTCGACGGCGTTCTCGGTGATGGCGGTACCCATGGCCGTCCACAGTTGCTGGGGGAAGTCCCGCTGCAGAACGG